TAGCAGTTAATACCAACACAAATACTTTGTTCGTTGCCGGAGGAACTATTTCGGTGGTAAACTGTTTCACTAATACGACTATAGCCTCGATACCTGTTGCATCCCCCAATGCTTTGGTTGTAAATTCATCAACAAACTTATTGTATGCCTCTGCTTCTACAAACTTATACGTAGTTAACTGTTCCAACTATCAAGTAGTGGCAACTATTCCTACATCAACAACTATTGGCCAATTTGACCTCAATACAGCTCTCAATACATTGTATTATCAAAACGGAACTTCGTTTTCCATTCTCAATGGATACACGAACACTAATGTAGCCACAGTAACAAATTCAAACACAGGAACCTATTATATATCTTCCAATTCTTCAGATCCCACATTCAATGTTTACAATTCCAACAATACAACCAGTTTCCAAGTTCATGGTATAAATGGAAACTTTAATGGCGGTGGAATTAACTCTGCTGCTGGAAATGCTTTCTACCCAACCTCAACCAATTCAATGTCCTTAGGAGCTCCTTATAACTTATGGACTAACGTGTATTCTGCAGGACTTACGGTAGAGAATACTTCCGGAACTGGATTTTTTGTAGCGAGTCCTTCTGGCACTACAACTGTAGGACTTACAGTTAATAATACTTCTGGAACTGGTCTTTTCAATGTGAGTGCAACGAACTCAAATATTATAGTAGGCTCAACTGGAACCAATGTACCCATTAATTATAATCTCAGTCATTGTGTTGATGCTATTGGATTGTATGAGTATGTAGTAACCGTAACTACTCTTGCTGCAAGTTCAAACATAGGCTTTCAAGCTTTCCCAAGCGGTAAAAGTATAACTAATGTGAGAATGGCAAATGCTCTCATGTACGATGGAACCAGTTCCGTCGCTGTTTCACCGAACATGTTGGCGAATACTACCTACGCTTACAGTATTACTATAAGCAGCAGCGGAATAACATGCACTACCGCTTCTACTTGGACAGATACTTCTAATTCCAAAACTTTTTACATTTGGGTATGGATGACTTAATTTAATTATGTTTATAACATAATTAATCACTTCCAGAACATCTCCATAATATCCATAGGTTTCTCATCTACTTTTTTGACAGTTAAACCATTAACCATATCGTTAGCGTCTTCCACGGCTAAGAGGATACTTCTATAAGCAAACACAAGACAATAAACAGGCCAAAACCAAGCAGCGATGAGAAGTTTTGGATAAGTGTTTAGAACTTTACTCTTTCCTTGTCTGATAGAAATGACTTGTTGAATACCGACCGGATAGGCCATCACAAAACCAACAGTTAGAAGCCAAGAAAACAAATTCCACAACATGTTTTATTTCAATAAACTTGTTTAAACCGTTTTCAATTTTTCTAATTCTTTCAAAAGATGGCTACAGAGTTTGATAATGATAAAAGTCTACTTCTTAAGACTGCCGTAGAGTCAGGAGTTCCTTCAAATTATCTATTTTTTGAAGAAGAAGAGGAAAATATTAATATCAGACATATCAGGTCAGCCAATGAAATTGTCTCCAACGCCAGACCCACGGATACCATCGAACAACTTTATGAAGAAATTTTGTCTGATTTATCTCCGGATGAATTCGTTTTCTTGGTCTACTCTAATAGAGAAGGAACCACGATTGAAGAACTCAATGAGTTTCTGTCGACTCAAAAGAGAGAAATCATCAAAGATAAGAAAGATTTAAATTTGAGATTTCATCTTTGGGAGAAGGAATGGAAAACCCGACTTCAAAAAGAACAGAATAAGTTGGAGGAAATCTTGCAAATTCAGGAATTCTTGGCCACATGGGAACCCATGGAGTACACTTCATTAATCATGGATACAGAAAGATACGAATATGTATTTTCAATAGAAAACGTGTGGCAGACTTTCTCAGAGTCCAAAGCAAGTTCCATAGCTCCCGTCATTGCTTTCAATACCACCCCTCCAAGAATGAAATTGATGAATGATATTCCCAATGATTTATGGTATTTAGTTCCAGATTCGGAAGAATTATCAGAAATGGGCCCACAAGACCTCTATCTGGCGGTTTGGCTACAAACGGATGAAGATATAACAAAAAGAACAAGGGAGTCTTTCGCCAGAATCAAAGTTTCTCTGAGTTCAAACAAATTAGTTTTGGATATTCCTGTTGGAAACACTTCTCAAAAAGATTTAGTTTTATCAAGAATTTCAGAAGCTCTTCCCGGAATAACTTTCCTTTCATTCACACAAAAAAATATATCTGGTTCTTACCAAATGTTTAATGTTGAAATAGCAGAAACTTCTTTTGTTGATATGATTATGAACGATGAATTGTTCTCTAACTATCTTTACATCAAAGAAACAACCAACTCGTTTGGAGAGAAAAAGAGATTAGCTTTCCATTTCAGAGGTGAAGAAAGAGAAACAAACTCAACCGATGGAGAAGAAGAAAGCGCTTTTTCAGCTGTTTCTGTTTTAGTAAATCCTATCGTTTCTGTGAAAGGGCAAGAAGTTGTATTATCAAACAAGAAACATAAGAAGTTTGAAACGAATGTCCCGAGTATTCAGGTATCTATTTCTAAAGGTGCAGATTTAAAAACCGTTCAACAGTTTATGGCTATATTTGCTCGATTGGTTAGATACTACCTTCAGAGAAAGGATTCAATAGAAGAGGAGTATGAGAAATTTATAGGGGATAAACTTCGGAAACTTCTCAGAGAGCCAAAGAAAGATAATAAATCTGGGAAAAAGATTTCAAGAAATATGGCTTTGAGAAAACAGGCCCCTGATCTCATCGTAACCAACTATGCCCGAAAGTGCCAAGTGAATCAACCTATCATCATTTCTCAGGAAGAAATTCCTGATTGGGAAAGTAAAGGTCATCCGGTTCTACCCTTTCCAGCCAATGAAAGCAAGTATCTTTTTGTATGCCCTGACGAAGAAGCTCCATTTCCAAAAATCATAAACAACGAGCTAACAAATAAAGACATTTATCCTTATCTCCCTTGTTGTAGTTCTATCAATGAAATGGATCCAAAAGTAAAATCTCTTTACAATCAAGTTTATAACAAAAGTATCAAAAAACCAGAAATAACAGGAAAATCCAGACACACTTTGAAATCAAATAAAATCATTGGATTCCAACGGTTTGGTTCTTTGCCAGAGTCTATCAGAGAATGGGTCGTATTGAAAAATAAAGATGACCAAGTCAAGAGAATGGGTGTCACCTCAGGTCTATCTTCGTTGTTGCACTGCGCTTTGTTGGCTTCAGGTGATGCTCAGTATTTGAAATTAACCACAGGGACAGACAAACAGAGAGAGACATATGTAAATAAAGTCAGAAAAACCTTGTTTGTTCAGTCGGGATGTTTGGCTCAGGAAATGTGGGATGTTGAAGAACCAACGAGAATAAAAAGACTTCAAGATCCAACTTATTTTTTATCTTCTGAACTGTTCATAAGAGCTTTAGAAACGGTGTTCGACTTCAACATCTATGTAGTTATGGATTCTACAGAACTACAACTAACTTTGGAACAGCCGAGATACAAATTTTTCTCCGCAAGAGTTTTCCAAAACAGGCCCTGTATGTTGGTGTATAAACATCCTTCCGACACCGAAGGAATTCAATACGATTTGATCATACATGAGGACCAAACCACGAAAGAGAGCACCCTACAATTTGACGAACAAACGAATGAAAGACTGTTTCGTCTTTGGGAATCGCTTTACTCTGTCAAAACTTGGTATATGAATGAGGGAAAATTAGATGCCATAGCAAATATTTATTCTGTTGGACTGTTACATCAAAGAACAGAAGCAGTGAGTCAAATTCTCGATTCGGCAGGAAAACTTAGAGGCATAAACCTTCCTAATGGTTTAACTGTTTTCTCTGTTCCAAGTCAACCTTTGAATATACCAACCACTAATACTTGGCATTTGGCAGAAAGTTTGAAAGAAGTAGAAAAATTTATGGAAAGAAAGGCCGATCAATTATCAGAAAATATGGCTACTTTTTATTTCGAAACGGTTCCTCATCTCTATGCGGCTATACCTTTGAAAAAGGCACCATCAAAAATCACGAGCGATACTTCTCCTGTTGTATTACCCGCGACGACTATTAATCCCGCAGAAGTGGTTGATAAGAAAAGACAGACTGTTAGTATTTTGTTGCAACTTATCAACTTGGCCTTTATAACCTCTTCTCAAAAACAAGAGAAAGGTTTTTTCGTAGATGTAGATAGAGATGTGGACGCTTTTCTGAAGAAAAATACTGTCGTAGTTGAAAATTCTCACGAGTTTGATTGGTCTGAGATGTTGTCTCCTGTTTTACCCACTTTCAAATCTTGGAAAGAAGCCAGAATTTTTTTGAGTGAAAGACTTCCTACTTTCTTTCAAGAAGATAAGATAGTCATACCGACTAAAGCTTTCAGAGAAAAAATTAAAGCTCATCTCCATCATTTCTTAGAACAGAATGGAGCTCAAGAGTTGCTGGCTCCTAATTACATACTTGGCCCTTGGGTTACCAACCCTTCTTTCAACCAATCCTCAACTTTGATTGGTGATGAAATGATAGACGTCTGGAGGCTTTTGGCCTCTTTGGGAAGTTGGAAAGTTGTCACTCAGCTGAAACCAACCCCTCCACAAACTATTATTGTTTATAAGGAAGGTTCTCGTTATGCCATCCTTGGACCTTCTCAAAATTTAGAGGAAGCCAAGAAGACATCTTTCGTTTGGATGAAAGAACGCAGATATGAGGAAAATGAGACTGAGGAATTGAATCCTTCAGTGAATGTTTACACTGTTAATATCAAAGGAACTCTTTCTCTGTTGGAAGCTGGTGTTAAAAATAAAAAGAATTTGGTTGTGAATGTTGTTAAATTCGATAAAGACCATTATTCGCCTTTGTTGAGTTTGTAAGATAAATTTATCTTTGTAAGATAAATTTGAAAATTTTATTGTTTGACTTTTGTTAGAAAATGACATCGGAACCTATTCTTAAAAATATGATTGTTAAAAGTTCTCTTGACTTGTCTGAAAGAGACTTAGAGGAGATACCGAAAGAAGTGTTGGATTTTTTTATAGAAAAGTTGAATGTAAATGGAAATAGTTTGACTTCTCTTCCTCCTAACATTGGGAAGTTGGTTAATTTGAAAGAACTTTATGTTTCTGAAAATCGACTGACTTCTCTTCCTCCTAACATTGGGAAGTTGGTTAATTTGAAAGAACTTGATGTTTCTAACAATCAATTGACTTCTCTTCCTTCTGAGATTGGGAATTTGGTTAATCTGAAAGAATTTGATGTTGCTGGTAATCAATTGACTTCTCTTCCTTCTGACATTGGAAAGTTGGTTAATTTGGAACAACTTGTTGTTGCTGGTAATCAATTGACTTCTCTTCCTTCTGACATTGGAAAGTTGGTCAATTTAAAAAAACTTGTTGTTTCTTACAATCAACTGACTTCCCTTCCTTCTGAAATTGGGAAGTTGGTTAATTTAGAAGAACTTGATGTTTATAACAATCAATTGACTTCTCTTCCTTCTGATATTGGGAAGTTAGTTAATTTGAAACAACTTGATGTTTCTCGCAATCGACTGACTTCTCTTCCTTCAGCCATCGGGAAGTTGGTTAATTTGGAAGAACTAAATACTTCAATGAACAATTTGACTTCTTTTCCATCTGAAATTGAAAAGTTAGTTAGTTTGAAGAAATTGGGGATTTGATGTAGCTTGCTCTCATATTTGCCAAAAAAATTAATTTTATCCGATTGTCCAACGATAGACAGTTATACACCAGCATTTTCATCACCTGTTTGCAATTTCTCATATCGATGCGATACAGGCGAATGTAAAACATTTTGCAAATATCATACAGGAAAAGCTCCATATGATAAATACTGTCATCTACATAGGGCTTACAATATCTCATCAAATGAATCAAAAGAATGTGGTGTATGTTTATCTCCGTTTGACGATATCAAATTCGTTTGTAATGAATGTGGAAACTTTACATGTTTTGATTGTTTGGAAAACTTATCCAAATGTCCATATTGTCGCCAAGAACTGAAAGTATATGAAGAACTTAAGATAGATTCTGTTCAACAAACCATAAATAAAAAGAAAGAAATTCTACGAATGGTTTATGAAATGGATTATCTCACAAAAGAAAATCTTCTCGATATTGAAATTTCTCAAAATTTGAAAACATGCGAAAGTGAGTATAAATCCAAAAAAGCTGATTTGGAGAAAACTCTTAAAGAACTTGATGAGAATTATCTTCATAAGGTGGAAAATATCAAAAAATCACCATATAAAAACGAGGTAGCAAAAAAGATAAGCAATCTGAAAGAAGACATGAAGATTCTTATGCAGCTTCCTACTTTCACACCAGAAATTTTATCGGCAATAGATGCTTATTTCAAGAACGCCATGTCTATCATCCCCAAACCAGTCAATGATTTTTGGAAACCTCGTGTGAACTTTATCAACTGATTTACTTATTTTACTCTTTTTTAAAAAAGTAAATGTTTAAACTGAAAGGCGATATTACAGCCGGAGTTTGTTCTGAAAATCATCTTCATAAAGTCAATCAGAAGTTGAACAAACTCAATTCCGAGTTGGTTAGAGATGACGAGCACAGCAATCTTCAGGAATGTGTTCATAGTTATGAAAATAGTGTCGAGGTTCAAAAGGTTGAGACCAAATGTTGTTGTGTGATGTGAAGTTCACACTTGAAAGATTTGATTTTCATTTAAATCAAATTCCAAATAAAAATGAAATATGAAGTTCAACCTTATGATTGGTCAATTCAGTATGGAGGCTTGTACGATTACGATGAGATACACTGTTGGAGCATGGACAGAAGTAATAAGCCCTTTCTAATACGAATACAGAACTATTACAATTCTTGCTATGTAGCCGTTCCACCCCAATTTCTCTCCAATCCTTCAAAAAAAGAAGCTTTTTTTAATGCTATAAAGAAGGCTATTCTTCCGAAAGACGATGGAAATATGGAAGAGGAAGAAGTCGTTCCACAGAAACTTCTTCTGAAATCCAAATTAGTCAAAAAACCTTGTTTGTATCATTCTGAACCAAAAACTTTTATATGGTTAGCCTTAAGAAATAAGGCCGCATTAGATAGATTAGCCAAGGCTTGTAATAAGGGTCTTTGGATTTCAGGAAAACAAACCAAAATAGAAATTTGTGAACATGATATCACAATCATCCGTAAATTTCTAACAGAGAAGAAATGCACTTTTTGTCAGTGGTTAGAAGTCGAAGGAACGATAACCCCAGAAGAAAAGGCTATTTCAACAGTATCAGAAATAGAGACGAATTTTGACAATGTTAACGGGTTGGACCCTTCACTAACAACCTGTTGGGTCACAAATCCTTGGTTGTTCTCTTTCGATATTGAATGTCACTCTTCTAATTATCGGAAAATCCCGAATAAGACCAACAGCACCGACGTCATTACTATGATTTCATGTAATTTTATGCAAACGGGACGTCCAGAAACTTTACAAAGACATATGATTGTCGTGAAAGCTTGTAATCCTATTAAAGATGCTACAGTTTACGTGGTTAAGAATGAAATAGAATGTATAGATAAACTTTTCGAGTTGATTAAAATCTTGGATCCCGAAATTTTGATGGGTTACAACATTATGAATTTCGATATCCCATATATAGATATGCGCTGGAAAAGACGTCTTCGAGATCAATGGTCCGCTTGTAGCCGATTAAAAGGAGAAAGGCCTTTTGTGAAAAATGATTCTTGGTATTCTGAGGCTTATGGATACCAGAATAACTTTTTGATTGTTAATATGGGCGGAAGAATAACAATCGATGTTTTGGCTCTGATTAAACGAGACTACAAATTGAGAAAATACACTCTGGACTTTGTCAGCAACTACTTCATTGGCGAAAGTAAACATGATATCAAAGCTCAAGAAATGTTCGCCATTTACGATAGACTAAAAGCTGCAAAAACAGAGGAAGAATTAGAAAAAGCCACAGAAGAAACTACCCGTGTAGCCGCTTATTGTATCCAAGACGCTGACTTGGTTCTGAAACTATTTGAAGAATTGAAAGTATGGGTAGCCTCAATAGAAATGAGTAATATCGTTGGTATAAGCATATCTGATTTATATACAAGAGGCCAACAGGTGAGGTGCAAATCTCAAATTTACGACTTGGCTTACAACATGGGATATGTCATAAATGTTAATGGGCAGAGCCTCCCTTACAAAGGGGCTCTTGTCCGAGAACCTAATGTTGGGATATACAAGAATTGTTCTTGTCTTGACTTTGCCTCCCTATATCCAAGTATAATAGCAGCATATAACATTTGTTACACTACTCTTGTTCCAGAAAAATTATACTCTGAAGTTCCAGATGAGGATTGTCATTGTTATGAGTTTGAAGAAGAATTTGAGAAAGGTAAGTTGGAAAAGAAAGATGAAGACGAAACGGGTGGACTAATCGGTAAAGATTTAGTAGTTGAAGAAGCGGAAGAAGGTAAAAAAAAGAAAAAGAAAGTTAAGGAGATGATAAAAGTTCACTACAAATTTAAGTTTTACAAAAAACATATCAAGGAAGGACTTTTACCTCAGTTGGTAACAAAATTGACTAATAGTAGAAAAGCAGTGAAAAAATTAATGAACGAAGAAAGAAGTAAGAATGGTGAAACTCTTTTGTATAATATATTAAACAAACGTCAATTAGCTCTTAAGATTTCTAACAACAGTCTTTACGGATTTATGGGTGTTTCTTATAAAAAAGCCTTGCTGCCGTTGATTCAAGGCGCCGTTTTAACAACCTACTTAGGTCGTCAACTAATTACGGAAGTAAATGAATTTGTCCAAACTAAGTTTGGTTATGAAATCATATACAACGATACAGATTCAGCTTATATAGATCCTCATATAGATGACGAAAAAGAAGCTTATCGTATTGGAAAAATGTTGGAGACTGAAGTTAACAAACTATTCGAAGACAGAAAACCAATTAAAATGGAGTTTGAAAAGGCTTCGAAGCTTATTTGTCTGTTAGCTAAGAAGAAGTATTTTTATGTAGAAATGGATGAAAATGGTAATATGGAGTATGACAAAAAAGGCAAATTAATATTGGAAACAAAGGGTATAATCATGTCACGAAGAGATAATTGTAAATGGTTAACAGATACTTATGGCGCTGTTATGGAAAGTATTGCTGAAGAAAAATCCATCATCCATTCGGCAGATATCATTCTGAAATCCGTTGAAAATTTATTGAATAATAAAGTTGAGCTAAAGAACCTCGCTATGAACAAAAGCATCAACAGCAACTATAAAAGTAAAACTGCTATTATGAAGGTATTTGGCGACGAATTGAGAAGTTTGGGTCAAAACGTTGAAGCAGGAACACGTATCGATTTTGTTGTTGTGAAGAAAGATAACGAGAAAAAGGTTGGTAAGAGGATGCGTTTGTATGAACTTTATTTAGAAGATAACAAAAACGAACCCATAGATATAACTTATTATTTAGAAAAGGTTTTAGCTAATCCAATAAATCAACTCTTTGGTTGCTCTTATAACAAATTCTTCGATCTCCACCCAGAATTGGTTTATGAACATAGAAGAAGAAAGGATTGTAGTTATAAGGATATAGTTAAAGTTATTATAAACGGATTAAACGAGGGAATGACAATTAAAGATTTGAGAAAGATGATAATGGGAGACTTGGTGAAAGCTGTGAAAAACTGATTTATTAATTTAATAAATCAACACCTTTACATAACACAACAAAAACGTTTACATTTTTTCATATCTAAAAGACCATAATCCACAAGAAGATTAATATAATCCTCTTGATTTAGATTTTTAATCAATAATATATCTAAAGGTTTCAAACTTCTAAATAGATATTTCTCTGAAATGTCAGGATTCCACAAATAATCATGTTCTGCGAACTTCCCTTGTCTAATAAGTTCCTTAGCTTTCACAAGATCTTTAGTCAAACAAGCGTATTTATAATCAGGGAACAGCGGATTGTCTCCAAATAATATTTCAACCGTTTCGAACCAATCTTTGTTTAAAACAGCATGTATTAGATCATCACCTGACATATCTATTAAATAAAAGTTATTTATTTAATTTTCAAATTTGGAAATGAACGAAAGGAGCAGGCCAGGTTGTCTGTGTTAGCTGCAACAAACCTCATTGAAAATTAAAAAAGTCTTATTTAACTTTCAATTCTTTCGCATCCTCCGGATCCAAAAGACCCAAATCAACAACACTTTTTATACCAAATTAAACAAAAAGTTTATTTAATTTTCAGTTTCAATCTTCTGATGTGTCGATTATCTCATATTCGTCAATCTTTTCATGTTTCTTCATAGACGAAATCTTATCACTCATTGAGGACATCTTGTCTTCCAGACACTCAACTCTCTGTTTGAGGAAATATACATCGTCTTGAAGTTTCACAATCTTGTCATCAGTCTCTTTCTCAAAATCGTTCTCCGTTTTGTTCTGTAGAGGTTTCTTCGGTTTTACAAGAGCCTCCATTTTTGCAATGAGATTCCGTTGCCAGCTGTTGAACTGGTCGATTTGTTTCTCCAGCAGATTCATTACAATTATTAAAACCAAAACTATAAAAATTTCAGTTTTGGTAGACCTAAAACTGAAAATTAAATAAACCAATCTTAGTAATACAACCATGACTTGCCTTCTTTTGACTGGTTGGCGCACACATGGGAAGGACACCGTTTTGGAAGACCTGACTCATGAGCACTTCCACCAGAATTGGATAGTCCTAACCAAACGAAACCCAGACAAGGCCTTTCTGTCTTGGCAAGGATGTGCCGCTTGGAACCATATTTCTTTTGCCAAGGCTCTGAAGGAATATGTCGAAGAACTGTATGGTCTTCCTCCGACTACATCAAAAGACGCAGTTCTCCCATTCCTTGTCAACGGCTGTTCCACTTATCGAGAACTTCTTGTTCTTGAAGGAGAAAACGCCCGTCAAAAAGACCCTTATCTTTGGTGTAAACAGGCTTTTTTCGGACCTCTGAAGAACAAGAACTGGGATTCCAACCCACGCCCTATTTGCGTCACAGACTGGCGGAACTTCAATGAACTCACATTCGCACAAGAGTGGATGAAACAGAATCGACCTTTTTCAAAAGTCGTTACAGCAAGAGTCTTCAGAGACAAGGCTGTCGTTCCTTCTGAAGAGGAAAAGACTGAACATGCACTTGATGGCTTTCCTACAGACTGTCTCATTCTACCTCGTGATGGATTTCATCGGGCTTATAACCTCGCTTTGGAACATTTCCCTCAATACGAAGAATACATTTGAATTTATTTTGAACCCTAAATAAATTCAATACTTATTAAAAAATTGTCATGGCCGACCAAATAATCGATATTATGAAACGTCAGTATACTGAAAACCCAGAAGCCAAAAAGATTCTCATGGATGATATTTTTAAAAATATCGATACTTTGAGTAACTTGAAACCTTCTATAGAATCTCTTCTTTCCAATCCAGAAAAAATAGACCATATCCTACGCATAGTTATGCTTCAGTCAGAGTTGGGACAGATTGTGAAAACTGTATCTATGTTGGTCAAGTGATTTATTTGTTTTCTAAACAAATAACAAATCATGTTTATTCCTCCTCTTCTTCCTCAACATCGGTCTCATCAATCTCGGTCGTCTCTCCATCGGAAGTCGTGGTGTCCTCGTCGGGCTGGTACTCCTCATCGTCCTCATCATTGTCCTCAATGACAGGCTGAGCCTTCTTCTGCTTGTTCACAGAACGCTTGATGGCCTTTTCCTGCTTCTCCATCTTGTCCTTCTCGTAAACACGAGGATCATACTCGAGAGGCTTCATGATCTTGGAAACAAGAAGGATGTCGTTCGGGAAAAGCGTGTTGCGCTTCACATGAACCATCATTAGCTGAGCCTTAATAAGGATTTCGCTAAGATGATCCTCCATCGCAATTTGGATGGCACCAATAGCGTCGTCGCTGAAACGAACATCAGTTTTGAAGTCTTGAGTGATCTGACGCACGTAGCGAGAGAAGGGAAGTTGAGCCAAGAAAACACATCCATGACCATTGTTCTGGTAGTCTTGGATTTGTGATTTGATGGTCTTCCGCTCACTCACTGGGCAAGTCTTCAGCTCTCCTGGAACACCGTATAGCTCACGGTATCCGGAAGACTTCAGTCCATAATTGACATCCTTGTACATGATGGTCTTGCCACGACGGTGTTCCATCACCAACACAGCCCGACCGATGACGTTCTCAAGGAATTCCTTGATCACTTCCTTCATCTGGGTGTAGCTGTCCACCGAAACCGTGGTGATTCCGGCACGAAGAGCAAGACGCTTCAGAGCATTGTTGGTAATACCATACTCGTTGTCGCGAAGGATTTTACGGTGCCGCTTAGGTCCGCCCTTCTTGACCTCAGAAGCCTTCTTCGGCTTGGGAGAAGCCTTCTTGACAGGAAGGATCTCCTTCGCAGGAGTCTTCTTGGGGGAGGCCTTCTTAGCTACAGAGGCCTTCTTAGCCTTGGGAGTGGCCTCAGCCATAGGCTGGGTTGCCACATCGGCTTGGTCGTCCTCCAAAAACTCAGGCTGGGTAAGAGCCTTGCGATTCTTCATCTGCTGCACAATTGCCTTCGGAGTGTTCTTCACTGAAGCCATGGAGCAGTTCAATTTTAAGAAAAAAGTTTATTAAAATTTCAATTTTAGCATGACCCTTAGTCATTATCCATATCTCGGTTCGAATCCAGGTGGAGGTGGTAATCTGTTGGATTTATTGACAATATAGGGCATATAAACGTCGGGGCTTTTCTTCAAAATGTTAACTAATGGCTCACTCGTGATAGGGTCTGAAAGTGAAACCACCAGACGTTGGTATTTATCCACTCCATGAATATAAACTATAACCCAACCATTGAGTCTGTTGATAGTCATGACAATCTCTCTGATACTGTTATTATAGGACTGTTGGTTGATAACATGTTTTTTGAGAACTCCACTCAGTCGGCAACGATAACTGGTCCCTGTTTCCGTTTTACCATTAGATTTGTGGGTATAAGTATTGTGAAGGATGAATCCATATTTCGAAAATATAGTCTCTTTGGAAACTCCCAACAAGTCTATATCATAGTTGAGAGAATTGTACACATTGGCGACAAATCCGACACACCGCATCTAATCTTTTATTTGGGTTTTCAAAACCTGTAAAACATTTGCATAAATGTTTTATGTTTTATTCAGTTTATTCCAAGGTCTTTCTCAACAAACTCAATCTGCTTACAAAGAACCTTACTGTGCTCGATCAAATTATCAATTTCCTTTTGAACTCGCGGAGGGATAAATTCTTCATACTCACTCTTGATGTCGTAAATCTCAGAATCCACCAACTCGATTTCTTCCTTCAAAAAGTTCAAATATTGATGGCAGAGAAAGAGCTTCTCATCCCGCGTGAGTCTTCCTTCGTTTTTCAGAGGATAATAGATACCCTCGTTTCCAAAAAGCGGAATCCAGACTCCGAGAAGAAGGTCCGGTTGTTCTTTCAAAGCCTCTTCAATAGTTAAGTCATGTCGAACTTGCTTGTCCCCAAGAATAACGACTGGTTCAGACTTGATTCGATAAAGAATCTCATAAACGATATTCGTTACTACACGAGCCAAACCAGACCCCTCCTCTTGGGAGAGTTTGAAAAGACGAGAAAGTACGACTGGGTCAACACAGAATTGACGCGTGGGAAAGATGATACTATAATAACTGTAAAAATGGTTGATATCGAAAAAACTGTGGATAGCCTCCAGAACGTGAATCTGTCGGCTTTTGGCAGTCTTAACGACAAGAACCATCCAATCAGTTAAAATAGTCTTTAGCCTGTTAAGCCTCACCGAGTCAACCTGAGTGGGTGGGAACTTGAACTGGATATTCATCGTTGGGTTCATTTTAGATAGAATGAAGTATTAATTATTCAATTTTGGCGCACGGCGGTTAAGTTTCGCCTTTAGATTTTTAACTTCTTTGAACTGTTCCTCATTTAAACGAATATGAGAGGGGATGAAGATGACATAGGAACCGTTTTCCCACTGAACATAATCAGGAGCAAAAAAGATTATTTCTTTCATTTTATTAAGTGATGATGATTAATTTAAGATGGTTTTAAATTAATGAAAGAGGTTCAATTTAGAACCCAGGAATCGGGATGGTTCCCTGAGGACCTCCGTAGTAGGTCAATCCGCTGGCAATAAGAGCAGCAACGTTCGGATTTAGCCCAGCAGCTCCTGCAAAACCTTGGCCAATTGGGAATCCGATTCCTCCATTTTCATATACTGGATAAGCAGTATCAATGGTCAGAGGAGTTAGAAGGGAAATGAGAGTGTTAAAGCCAAGAGGGAAAGCATTGACATTCGTGTTCACAAGTGACAGATACTTCAGATCGAAACCAGAAGCTGGTGATACGAGGGAGTTGGCTTGGATGGTGATTTGGTTGAGGAAATCACGAACGAACAGGGGTAGACCAGTTGATAGAGGTGCTGGGATAGTTGTTCCACCGTTCTGGGCCACTCCTGAAATAGCCAGAAGCTGATTAATGAAAGTGGCACGGTAAACTTCAGGAAGGGCGTTGAAGAAGTAAAGGAGGAGTTGGGCTGAAATGGTGGCTACACCGGGCAGACCAGTACCAGCGGCCACTGGCGGTGGAACAGCTCCTGTAGTAAGGATTTGATAGACTGGAGGGATGTTGAAGAGCCACGCAAGGCTGTCATCCAGGGCTGTGCAGAGACAATGACACTGGGTATATGATTCGCTGGCCTTCATGAACTCAATATTGAGGGTTGAGCATGGAGTCAGCTGATACAGGAGAGTATCGGGGTTGAGTTGATATGGAAGCTGGCCAACCTGATTGCCGGCAATACCTGTAATCAGATCAAGGGGTTGAATGCCAATTTCGGTTGGGAAAGTTGGAGGAGCAACTTTGGTTGTGGTGAAAACAGGGAAGTTCTGACGAGAGCATTCCTCTACAGCCTGAGCGAGGGAACCAGTAACGGCGCGGACGAGCAGACCAACAAGTTGGCGATTGATACGGCAGTAAGCCTCGTTGTAGAAACGATCAATTGGTGGTGGGTAAACCACATCAGCACCAAGAACACCAATATCTGTGCCGTTGCGAAGAGTGTAGGACAGGCCAAGAACACCATGACGGTAGATATTGAAACCGAAGATGTCGTTGTATAGGACATAATCAGTGCAGTTGGGCTTGCAGTGACCCTCAATAAGCTTTGAAGTGATTTCACGAGCGAAAGAAGATGAAACACCGAAAGCTGTCTGAGCAGTGGAGTTGATGCCGGTGACAACACCGACCACGAAACCGCATTGATCCAAAATGGGGGCACCTTCAACGCCCAGTTGAACTACGATGTCAGTGTTGATGGCCTCATAAGTGATGGTGCCGTCGGAAATGATATCAACGTTCTGAGCGATTGATCCTGAGGCGAATGACTGAGGGCTGTGATTGATGTATGAAGCCAGAATGTGAGCTGGGCTTCCGGGCGTAGAGCATTTGCTTGTGGCGAACTTCAGGAAGGGGTGAGATTTGATGACTGGGTTGCACTTGTTCCACAGGTCGCACTTGTCAATCTTGTAGATGGCAAGACCAGTATCGAAGTCGACACCGGCGATATAACCACGATATACGTAGGCAAGACCACATCCGTTGACGTTGAACACTGTGATGAAGATATCGAAGAAATCAGCGAGGCCCTGAGGGGCTGTTGGGTTGAAAATGATCGATAGAACGGTGTCAATCGTTGGAAGGACTCCAGGAACTGGAAGTGTGTAAAGGCTGGCAACGGCCGCAATTTGAGCTGATGTAGCAAGAGGGAAAGCGGCAGTTAGACTGGCCAGTGTTGGGATGGCAACAGGGGTACCAGCGACTCCCGATACTGAAGCAGACAGATAAAACAGGTAGAACAGGAAAATCGCGATGATAACCGTCTGGAGGAAACCAGATGAACCCACGATGAAACCTTCACGTTCAAGGAAGAAACCTGAAGTCACCACTGGCAGAAGTGGATAGAGTATGGTCTCGCCAAAGCCGGGAGCTACTGGAAGACCCGATGGAGAGGTGGTGGGTGGGGCTGGCATGACGGCGATGGAAAACTTAGGTACAACGCTGATGCTAACTGAAGCATCATGGAATGTTTTGTAAAGCTCGCTTGAGCAACGGACCAGTGGTTCCGTGTCTACATTGATGGTTACGCCTCGAGTGCAAGTTGAATTGTCAGATGACATGGTTGTTGTTTTTAAGGAAGCCAAAAAATAAAATTGAATTGAAAACTTTAAACTTTTTCAAATTAAATCCGATTAAAGTTCTTTTGAAAGGCTACAAAGGTTTTGGATACAAACCCAATTTAGACCTCATCAAAAAGTTATTCGATTATGGTCTTTGAGAATGGAAGATATTCCTGAAGAATTGATGTTTTGCCAATCTATGGTTTCGTATACTTTTCGGTATGAAAAAACTGAAAAATTAATAAAGTGTTTTGTTAATTACACTATGTCCGTTTATCATTTAACGAACAGTTTGAAATACGACCACCATTCCCGCAAATGGCAAAATGTAATATGGAATTTATTTTCAGACCACGAAAATCCTTACTACAAAGCTTGCAGTGATGAAAATATAGATTTAGTTAGAAAATTGATTAAAAAAGGACATACAGCTGATACTACTTATCTATGGAATTCTCCACAGTATCGATGTTGTAAATTGGAAGGCTGTTATGTAATGAATACTCAACATCCTCCACCAATCTTCGTTCTTTTGATTCAGAAACCAGATAGACTTCTCACAAGAAAACTTTTCGATTATGGTCTCTTATCTGTTGATGATATTCCGGCTGAACTATTGAAAGAACTGAAATTTAAATAGACAATTTTTGATGAAAATGGTAGAAATCGTGGAACCTTACAAGTATTGTAAGGATGAGAAAATCGTTGATTCGGTTATCTTGGAACTGCTCAAGGTCTACGATCCAGGCGTAAAACCATACTTTTACATAATCAGAAATGGTATGAACGGATTTCAATGGTCCGATGATTTGGAAAGACTTTTTACTTACGAAGAAACTGAATGATTTAATAACATTTTATTAAATTAAATGGATGACTTAATTGATGCTGTCATTGATAACGAGTGGGTTGACATAGTGGATTGCTTATTTTCAGATCAAGAAGGAGAGTATTATGATGCTTGTGTTAATGAAAATCTTGAAAAAGCTCGAGAACTCATGGCTCAAGGACATTTTGCTGACCAAACCTATTTATGGAACTTATATGATTGTGATTGTTGGTTGGAAGGTTGTCACACAAAAACTGAATTTCCACCCATTAGCTACATTGTGGTAGGAAACATTTATCTCGATGTGTTACCAAATAAAGAACTTCAAAACAAATTGATAGATTATGGACTTTTACCTGACGAAGAAATAAGCCTTTATTATTCTGACCCAAACAACTTTCTTAAACAAATTGATATCCCATAACAAAATGTTTCTGTGGGAGCTGAACAAACGTTTTCCTCAGGTCGTTTCCTCTCCCACTTATCTTTTCCCTTTGTCGAGATATTATTTTCAGGTGGAAGGGAAGCTCAGTGAAGAATCTCTGATTATGTGGAGCAAAGAATTCTGTTCTACAGATAAGAACTTTCTGGATATCGGCGCTCATACAGGAACTTACACTTTAACTCTGGCTCCCCACTGTAAGCATGTGTATGCTTTCGAACCTCAGAAATTCACTTACTACGGTCTTTGTGGAGGTATAGCTCTGAGTAATTATCAGAATGTAACGGCTTACAACACTGCCATCGGCTCCAATTCTCAAAGAGGTAAAATGACATTGAAAGTTATTTCCCCTGATGGAGGTGGAAGTTCCATTTTGCCACTGAGCACTCACGAAAATCCCATGGCTTCAGAGACTGTGGATGTCAAGTCTTTAGATGAGGATTTTTCTATTGATGATATTGGATTTATTAAAATCGATGTGGAAGGGAACGAATCTTACGTTTTAGAAGGAGCGAAGAATACTTTGGCTCGCAGCAATTTCCCTCCTATTATTTTCGAATATCAAGAATTCCCACAATATCAAGAAGTTAATGGTAATCTGAAAAGAGTTATCAGAGAATTGGGATATGACACTCAACCAATTAGCGGTTATGAAAATCTGATGGTTTTGGCGACGAGGAAGTAAGCTTTACAATAACTTATTATTGTAAATTAATCCAGACGGGTAAAGAACGTATCTATCACAACATTTGGTAGTTGACTGGCATCTGTGTGAACAGTTAGAACAATTTCTTTCTGTTCAATACTACGTGTTATAGAAATGGTGGTCATTCCGTCCTCTGGATGGGGACGGATACAAGCTAACGGACGGGATTGGTCGTTGAGATAATAGAGAAGAACTTTGCTTCCTGATGTTGGAAGGTTGTAAACAGAGATATAAAAAGTATAGATTCCATTTTCCAGAATAAAAGAACCATTATCTTTTACTTGTAGCCAAGGTGCTGATTTTTCCATCGGTCCATCCCATATAACAGTCATATCTTCACGAACACGATTGAATGAAAGTTTTGCTGATTTGGGTTCTTTTGGTTGAATTGGTTGTTGAGCTTGCTGCAAAATCGGGACTCGAATCTGTTGTTGGTATTGAGGCTGTGGAATAGGTGTGGGTGGAGCCTGTGGAACTTGTTGGGGAGGTCCTTGGACTCCAAATTGAGGTTGGTTTTGAACACCATACATAGCCCAAGGGGAAATTGGAGGAGCCTGTTGTTGTGGATCAAAAGGGGGATAGGGGGGTTGTTGGGGTTGGGGTTGGGACATTTGTTGAGGTGGCTGTGGAGGCTGAGGAGAACCATATCCTCCATAACCATAACTACTCTGTTGAGGAGGTGAAAAATTAGCATTCTGGAATCCAGGAGGAGGATATCCCCGAGGTTGCTGAGCCTGTTGCTGTTGTTGATACGAAAACTGGTTCTGGAAAGATTGTTGTTGTTGGTTATTATTTTGACGGGGACGGTAAACATCACCGTAAGGAGTTCCTACAGAAGATGGATTTGGATTTGAATTGGAAGATTTGCTACTTCCTCCAGCAGAGGGAGGTCGGTTTGGTTGGTTCTGTCGAGAACTCGCTGGAGAGTAATCTCCGTATGGGTTGTTCCTGTTTGACATATTTTGAATTAGGGGTCTGCCTTTATTTAAGATTCAGTTGTGTAAGAAAATTTTTCCACATTGATGTGTCTGGAGGATTTTCAAAAATATACCTTTTATCTAAATTTCTTACATCCCCACTGTTAATAACTTCAGGACGGTTAAGCCAGTTTTTCAACTTCAAAAGATAGTCATCGGGTTCAGAAACACTTTCCACCGTCAGGTCTCTTCTATAGTCGGGAATATGTATAAGATTTTGTGGGTTTGGATCAGCCACATAAGGAGTGTTGTCTAAAATGAACGTATTATCAAGCCGTATGGAAGGATCATATTTCTTCAAAAAAGTCAGAGGTTTACAAAGTTTATCTGGTTTAGAAGGATGTGGCACACATTGATTTCTCGTAAAAACAAAGTGTGGGTATTGTGTGTCTTTGAAAATAAATTCACTTGCTTGAATGACATATTTGTGAATACCAGCGCTCCATAATATAACTTTATCAAACCGCGTGAAACAAAAGTCCAGAAATTCTTTAACTCCCGGACGAAGAATTCCGATCCAAACTTCTACTTCTCCCTTTCCCATATTTCCTTCAATATTATCAACTTCCATATAAAAAGTCTGTGCTCTGAGGGGTAGAGATTTGGGATTTTTCAGAAATTCAAGATAAGATTGTTTGGTAAAATCTTCAGACATGTAAGCACATGTCTCATCGTAATCGATAACGATGTTTTGTTTAACCATAAGATTTTAAGTAGAGAATGGAATTGATTTAAGAATAAACTTTATTGGAATTTAAAATGAATAAGGTTAGACTTTTCGTTTATGGTTATACTGCTGTCGCCAACAGTGTAATAATTATTGGTTTGAAAAGTTTGGATCAATTGAAAAAGAAATAAAAAAAATTAAAATAAACAAATGGTCCTGTCAGACACTGAAATTCTTGCGGCTATGGAGGAAGGCGCTATTATTATTGAGCCTTTCAACCGTAATCAGCTCGGAAACTGCTCCTACGATGTTACCCTTGGTGAATATTTCTTCCGTCATACACCATCAGAGGCAGACAAGTCTAAAGTTCTTGTTCCATGGCAAGCTTCAAGTGTTCATGATTATTGGGGTGAAGTTCAAAAAGCTCAACATATAGCCGTTGTTGATGAAGATGGAGAAGGTTCTGAGGATGACAAATATATCATTGTTCATCCAGGAGAATCTATCCTCGCTCATACTCAAGAATTTATTGGGTTCAAAGGGTTCCATAAATATTTGAATGCTTCAAATGACAAACGGTGGATCGGAGGAACCACAGTTATGAAGGCTCGAAGCAGTATGGCCCGTTGTTGTCTAACCGTATGTTCAGATAGTGGTTATGGCGACATTGGCTACACCAATCGTTGGATGATGCGTATAACGAACAATGGAACTCGTCTCGTCTATCTGAAGGTCGGTATGCGTGTGGCTCAAATAGTTTTCCTTGCTACTGGTCCTTGCTCCAAATCTTACGAAGAACGAGGAGCTTATCAAAAATCAAACGATATCACCGCTATCATGGAGTCTTGGAAGCCAACTGATCTTCTACCAAAAATGCGGATTTGAAACCAAATAAATTATGGTTTCGAACACCATAAAGTAAATTTTATCCATATATAAAATGGATAAAGTGTCTTTCGATTTAAGTGTTGTAGATCCATCTGTTGAAGAATGGACTTTCACCACTTTGAATTTTTCTATAACACAACTTTCTGATAAAGCTATGGAAAAGATCAAAGTCGTCTTGAATCAAGATGAAGAGACAAATCGAGCCGCTTTACTGTATATTCTTTTAGAAATGAAGGATGAAGCTTTGAATGTTAAACCAACTATTCCGGTTGTCATTGTAGCGCATCCATCAGAATATGACAATTTTTCTAAAGTTCTTAATGTACAAGGAATGGAAGTAGTCCATGTAGATACGAATGCTTATCTGCGAAGTCTCATTCAAGAATTGGATATTTCAGACCCTCATCTTGATTCTGCTATTTCTGATTTGAAGAAAATTCCAGAAAGATATACTCCTGTTGTCGTTTGGTGTAGTGCTTAGAAGATTTTATTTATGTAAATAAAACCGATGTCAGTCAAATACTGTCTGCCGCGTGTGGCTGGTTATTTCGTTTATGTCCGCAGTCAATTCCATGAATTGGTAGCTTATTTAACAACTGTTGCTACTATGATTTAATAAAATTAAATCATTTACAAATATACAACCACAGTTGGAAAAATAGTTTGAGCCTGAGCGTTGTAATAATTCCAAATCGTTTCTTTACTTGCATCCGAAACCATCATATAGACATGAGTACTCCCTTGATAAACACCAAAGTTTGGACGGAAATAATATCCTGAGGACAAATAACCCGTAAAATCAGGATAGGCCGTCATTACCGACAGAACCCTACTTCCCAATGGAAGTATATTTGTTAATTCTATATCATAATAAGAATACAAATAAGGGAAACGAGGTTCAAGAGGGTCAGAACGGATTTTACTGGGTAGAGATACAGAGGATACTCTGTTTTTAGTAGTTCCTACGACTTGAACACCTACTGATAGGATTTGCTTGTCAGTTGCGAATTTACTCTCTCTTGTGGTTAAAAGATATAAAATATCATTCTCGATATAAGTGGTAAAATTAAGAAAATTGGGTTGAAGACCATAACCCACCCATTGGTTGTAAGTTGCAGAAGTAGCATGAACCAAAACATTCAAAGGAACAAAATCTTTTACCGCAGCAAGAAGATAAACAACAGCATTATCTTTTGTAGAATCCACTTTTCCTTCGATACCCGAGCCTACTGTTAACTCCACCGCTTCTTCAGAAACCAGACATTCTCCAGAAAAAAGCAGAGATTTAGTTTCTTCATTGAAAAGTTTTGATCCTGACGGGAATACCAACTTCAACACTCCACTATCAATTGTATAACTGTAGTTGGTTTCTGTTCCTTGATAACCCGGAAGCAGTCGACTGTCAGAATATGGATAGAAGAGAGCAACACCAACTACAAAAGAAGAAATCTGTATATTGGTAGAAATAACAAACTGATGTGGTTCTTGGTAAGGTCCTCCTCCCACAAGACCGGTATATTCTCCCTTCAATCCAGAAGAAAACGTAATGGAATCTACAGGTAAAGAAGAAATTCCTGTAGGAACTGGAACAGGACACGGACCGATGGGAACCCCAGAACAACCTGTAGGTCCTGTGGTACCATTTATACATTGACATGGAACAAGAGGAATTTCAGGTTCAGGTTTAATAACTAAAAAATAGACTATTGTGAATATAATTAGTCCCAGAGCTATAACAGAACCCAAAACAGTCCCTATTATCTCCCCCGTATTCATCTTTTTGTAAACGATACAAAAAGGTTTATTTGAGATTAGCATAAGTCACATAGACCGCCTGCTTCCAGTTGGAAAAGATCTCCGTAGGTCCTTCCGAAATTCTCTGCCACATAGTCCTTGACTCTACCAAAGATATTTGACGGTGAATATCGTTGATAGTCAGTTGATATTTTGGTGGAGGGATGTAACTGGAAGGAACGGTATGAAATTCTTTTCTGATAACAGTGTGTTGTCCGTCTATGTCTATTTCCACCACACATTTATTTATGACTGTTACATTTCCAGATGGAAAATCATGTAAAAGTTTCATAGCCAATTCAGAAGTTTGTTGGGGTGTGAAGACTTTCTTGGTTGGAAAGGGGAATTTCTCCATTCGTTCTGGAAACGAAACACATAAAGAAGTCGGCAAAAGAACACCAAGAGCCGTTACCCCCACTTTCCATAAACCACCGACAATACGGTAAGACATCGAATTAATGAAAAGATTTTATTAATTATTCAGTTTTGTTTGTTATAACAAACAAAATCACTCAACATATCCAACCCATTCGTCAATTTTTTCTTGCGAGAACCCTCTTTCTTTCATAGCTTTGATGAGTTCATTCTTTCTGTCCTCAATGTTGTCGTATCTGTTGTTAATAAGAACCATCAAATTACTTAGTTGTTAAAAATCAGGGTTCCAATTTCAGAAATAAAGAAATCCAGTCATTTTCGTTCAAAATCATAATACATTTCCACAACATCTCAACATCATCATCAGCATGATGGGTCTGTTTACTCCCCTCCTCTTCTCCAAGACATTCAATAGCTACGGATTTGAGTGATGGCCACTTATACCCAACACCGTTTTTAGATGGCAATTTCATAACAGGTGTTAGGAGTCGCATGATACAAACTTGTTGAAAGGTCTGGAAAATGATTCGAATATTGTAGAACTCATTTTGTTCTTCTTGAGGAAGACGGAATATCTCTGCCAAAACTATATTGACATCAAAGGGGCTGTTGAAGGCCATAAGTCTTGATGTGGTTGAAGCAGCTTTTTCGATTACTTTTAGCACTTCCTTCAAAGGTTTTCCATGCTTTCTGGCTTCTTCCAAAAGATTTGGTGTTGGATGAGAGGGTGATAGAGTAGTGCCTTCTGGCGGGATTACATAGTGCATTTCTTTGGAAACGATAAGGCCGAACTCGTCCAGAATATACCAACATATTTGTAAGAGGCGACAAGAATCGTAATCTGGTGTATAGAAGGGGACAGGATACATCGAAGTAGGAAGTCCTGTTGACTCTGTGTCAAATAGGAAAGTATACATCTTTTAGTTGGAGAAGGTTGGAGGTTTAAGAGGATTTTGGATTGAAAATTAACACAAAGAAATTTCCTCAGGTTCTATTCTTTTCTTAATAGAAAGAAGTTTGCTCACTTGTTGGTTATTCCAACGTTTGATGTCTTCACCATCTTTGATGGCATTCACGAACTTACCAGCATCCCTATCATTGTAAGCTTGAACAATATTCTTGAGAACTTCTATCATCTGTGATTGTTTTGGGAAATCATTTAGTTGAACCATAGCTTCGACACCATCATCGTTTGATAGTAAACATATAACCAGTTGAATCAAATACTTCTCGGCCTTTCCATAAATCAGTTTTTCTGGAACTAAATTTTCATCCAGAAGAGTTTGGTAATAATTAGTAGCTTCTTCCATATCCATTTCAAACATCAAATCTGCTATCAACTCTTTGGTCTTACTTTTATCAATGGCATTTTTGGATATAGAAAAATCATCCAAAGCTTTTCGGAAATATTTCAAAGCTTTTTCGTTAAAACCAAATTCCTTCATATGAGAGGCCATTTCGCTCATAATTCTTCCTGCCTTATGAAAATTATTCAGGTCTCGATAAATCTCTGAAGCTGTCAACATATTTTCTTCAGAATAGTCATCAGAAGACTGAGAAATCCTATTTATTTCAACAAGAGCATCAGCAGCCTCCCACTTGTTATTAAGAAGATCATGACAGGCGGCTATTTTACCATACACGTTTTTGATGGATTCGTAGTCCTTTTCTTTCTTAAATTCGACTAAAGCCTTTTTGTATAACACCAGGGCATTTTCATATCGTTCCTCCTTGGTAGTCAGAAAACGTTTTAGAAAGCTGGGGTTTAAAATTTCTTGGGCTTGGTTCTGGAAATTCATAATTTTCTAATGAAGTATGAATTTAAAGTTTTCAATTTACAAAGTCATCACATCGACCTTAAGCTTACAATTTTTCCAACACTTATTCTCAGGAGCACCAACTCCAAGTCTGTTTGTCATTTCCCTTATAAACACCGAACCAACTGGAGGATTTTTTCCAGGCATCATCGAGCGATACCATTCGACAAACATTTTATATGACTCGAGCACATTGGCAGTTTCTCCTTCTTTCTTAGACGGTTCCATATAGTCATCCATGAAATTCTTATATATATCGAATTCAGACCAATAATTACGCGTAGCTTCTTCGACTTCTTTTGGTTTGTTCAAACCTTCCAAGATGTATTTTTCATAATACACGTTAACGATCAGCCATAAAAAAGCATTCACATAATCGTCCATCTTATCTTCGAAAAAATCATCTCGTTTGAAAAGACGCTTTTTCATTTGTTCTGCCTCTGTAGTTGGTGCATCATACACCCATCGACTGATAAATGGGAAATTGAGAACTCGATTTTTCAAAGCCTTATCACTGGGGTCCAATGCCGGCAAATTGTTGCAAACAAGGATGGTTTTAAATTGAGAATCTACCTCCCCTCCATCAGCTCCACAGTTTCGGGCGAAAAAAGAATCTCCACCGGTTAGCCGCTTGATTATATTTGAGCGTAAATCATCTTTATCATCGGTCTCATTCAATATGACAACTCTTGCGCCATTCAAACGAGCCAATTCTGGATTTGGCCCGCTGCTGTTTCCTTTTTTAGTGGCAAGAGCTGACGGGTCCAAAGTAACTGCATAAACTCCAAAAGTTTTCTGAAGAAGTTTCACAATAATACTCTTAGCATTATCACCTAAACTTCCTGAGAATATAAGGAACCATTTTTGAACGTTACGACCTTTCACCAAACTCGCACAGGACTTCAAGAAAAAATCAACCATTGCCTTGTTTATGAACAGTTGGAACATCCATTTCATAAACAGTTCCACGGCAGTATGTTTCATTGAATACTCCATATGCAGATGACATCCTAAAGATTTTGTTATATAATCCTCGGGTTTTCCGGGACGATTGATGCATTTACTATCAAAGCATTCCAAGACTCCATAACCATTATTTTGACGACAAAGATTTGGATTCTTATCCAATTGTCCCATGAAATAATCACAATGGAAAAAGTGTTGACTAAATCTTCTCACAGACTTGTTGAAAGCATCTGTTTTCATATGGAAAATAAGTTTCGTCAGAGAAGCATTTTTGGTCTCATAGGTCACTTTCTGATTTTGGTCATCGAGTTCAGCTATGCGACGACTACAATCAGCTCTCATAACTTCCAAAAATTTTATAAACCCGTTGGGTTCCAAAATTCTTTTTGAAAGACATAACCCCTCTTTACTCTCACGCCAACCGTTATTGCGGAACTCGTACCAAGAAGATTTCTCCACATAAACGTAGTCCATCCAATACATTTTGTATAACAAATGAGCCACGTCAGCATGATTGAACTTCTTATTATATTCCACCAAAGCGGCCTCGAGAGCCGGCTGGACCCAGCGTTTATGCCAAACTTCATAATCCTCAGGTCGGTCTTGTTTGGCATACCAACCTATTGTTTTATGGGTTACATAAGAGTTGAAGTTAAGACGAGAATAGACTTCTTCACAATCTTTTGCTGTAAAAGTTTTTGATTTTTTCTTAGTGAAGTTGGCCCATTGTTGTAGTCCTTGAGGAGAAGCTCTGTAGGTGTAGTGAATGGCTCTACCTACATCCATCCAATACCAAGAACAATTTGCTCTCGTTTCACTCAACATACCCAACAGAGATTCTATAATAGATACCTCTTCCTTATTATCCAAACCGTATTTACCTCCAGTATTTCCTATGGAAGCCGTAGGACTTACACGGGTTTGTAGAAAACTCGGCCAATAGTCTACTGATAAAAAGATAGGCAACCAATGTTGAACAGGTCGGTTCGGTAAAGCCGCTTCATGAATAAGTTCTTTGGCAAAATGTTGATGATTTGTTATCTCAATCACTTTGTCGAGTTCTAAATATTCGATATCATCAATGCCCTCTTCCAAATCGGTTGAACGGAGACTTGGAACTATTTTTTCAAAAAGTAATCTTGAATATTCAGCAGTCTCACGTGAACCATAAAGTGGTACAGAATTTTTTGGAATTTTCAATATATTTGGCCAATCCGTAGGTGTGTGATGAGGAAGTTTAGAGAGAGTATTTGTGGCACGGCATTTCGAGAAGACACGCGGTAAGATATATTTGCTATGATAAGCTGTATCTACACGTGTATAAGGAAAAATGAGTCTGTAGGAAGTAAGAAAAGCCCCATCCTGAAGAACTGTATTCTCAGCACTCAGAACGGCACACATATCAATATAAGTTTCTTCAGGGCCTATAGTGAATAATTCACTGATAACTATTTGATAATTTTGCACGACTTCCATTATGAAGTTCCAGCAGTTTGGAACATTTTTTTCTTCCTCTTCTTCAGAGAAAGTTATATCAATATTGACAATTATGGGTGAATGTTTGCCGATTCTTTCAGAAATAAACAACTTTTTGTTATTGTTCGCGACAGCCTGACAATAATCGGTCCAGAATTTGGGTATTTTCTCATCTCTTATGATAACACGTGTTGAAGGTGTTTCACCATAATTGATGTGAGTGTATTTTTCCTGTTCTGGAGTAGTTATATTCCTAAAAGTATGATTAAAATCTGCAATCTGCCCATCCATATTTGTTTTCAAAAAAGAAAATTTTTAAAAACCATTCAATTTTTTCCAGAAGTCTAAACAAATTTCCAATTTCCAAACTTTCCCCGAGTTTTGAACAAGAGGCACAGTTGATTCATTTGATGGGCTTTAGTGTAGAGATGGCCCGATTCTTTCCAACTGGACTTTTTCACTTGAAGGGCTGCTTTCTTGGGTTCTTCGTTCCTGTCATCCATCCATGACAAAATCTGAGCTTTCATTTCACAATCTTCATAACCGTCCTTCTCCGGTAAAGCCCATTTAGGACAAGTACCGTTTACTTCTCCAAGATACCAAGCCTCTTGGAGTTTCATCAATTTGAGTGGTTTGTCAGAACAAAAGGAATTAATATAATCGATATCAATCTCACAAAAGACAGCGCTCTTCCTGATGATAACTCCAAACATGGTCAAAAAAGTTAAAAGTGCTTATTTAACTTTTCAGTTTTGTTCGAATGGACTTGTCATTTCAAACTTCGGTAAAATAACGTCAAAAATTAGAGGCACTTCCTCACCAACTTCCAAAGGCTTCGAGTTGCTGCGATCTTTGATAAGTTTATACAACTCTTCTCTTGTTTTAAATTGGAACCGATACCACTTGAAAAGATTAGAAGAATAAATGTACTGATCGCAAAAACAATCTGGAACTATCTTTTTTATGAACCAAATAATGGCCTCTTTCTCAACAAAATCGTATTCGTCGATCCGGAAATAACAATAGTAAGGGAATTTTTTATACTCTTCGTTCATCTCCTCCTTGAACTTTTCATGGACGATTTTCAATTTTTCATCATTCCCCTTTGTTTTCCCCCAATGGTGAATAGCTCTCAAAGTGTTATAATCCAATCTCATTGGCTCACATTCATGAGTTTTCCTCCAAACTGCTTCCAGATAAAAAATCTCTTTTTCTATAAACTTTTGAAACGATGTAAGTTGGTTATTTCTTACAGCTTCCGTTTGTGCCTTGTTGTAGAAAAACAGAATATCCTGTTTGTGGTTGACTTTTTTATGTACGGTCATTTTAGTTGAAATATTAACAAAAAGTTTTTCAAAAACTGAAAATTTTATTTGCTTGATTTCTAATTGTACAAATTGGATCGAGATTATGGCTAAAACTTTCATTGAGACTCTCCGCGAACTTTACATCGAACAAGGTTATCGACCAACTCAGGCCTACAAATACGCTATTATCGACTGGGAGTTCCTACAAACCTCTTTGAGAGGTAAATTTTGACAATTTATTTAGTTTCAAATAAATTGGATTAAGTCAACTGAGATTTGTCTTAGTATCTGTCGACGTTCCACAAAAAAGATCCCACAAATCCATTATAATTCATATTAGTTCAAATATAAAATTCAGGTTTTCCGACCAAAAATAATTGAAAATTTTTAAATGTCAATCTTCCTGAAAAACCCATGTTCGTGCTCAAGCGAAACGGGACCAAAGAACCTGTTATGTTTGACAAGATTACAAAGCGTATCACCAGTCTTTGTTATGGTTTGAACATGAAATATATTGATCCCGTTGAGATAGCGCTGAAAGTTATTAACGGACTTTACAGTGGTGTGACAACAGCCGAACTTGATACTCTGGCCGCTGAAACTTGTGCTTGTCGGACAGCCATTCATACTGATTTTGCTATTCTGGCTGCTCGTATCGCTGTTTCTAACATTCAAAAACAAACGGAACCTCTGTTCTCGGACTTTGTCACAAAGGCTTATTTCAATCACGATAAATCCTCAAACCGCGATATCCCTCTGGTTAGCCAATCACTTTATGATACTGTTATGAAGAACAAGGATAAGATTAACGCTTATATAAAGGATAGCAGAGATTATGATTTTAGCTACTTCGGACTCAAGACTTTGGAGAAAGCTTATCTTTTAAAAATAAACAAAAAAATAGAAGAGCGCCCCCAGTATATGTGGATGAGGGTGGCTCTTGGTATTCATGGAGATGATTTGGATGCTGCTTTTGAAACTTACGATGCCATGTCTTCTCGTTATTTCACTCATGCTTCTCCAACTCTTTTTAATTCTGGAACACCGCATCCACAACTTAGCTCTTGTTTCCTATTGGACATGGATGATGATAGTATTGTGGGAATCTACGATACTCTCAAAAAGGTTGCTCTGATTTCAAAGGAAGCGGGTGGTATAGGATTTAATGTTCACAAAATTCGTGCCTCTGGAGCATATATTGCTGGTACAAATGGACGTTCTGATGGTCTTGTTCCTATGCTGAGAGTGTATAATATGACTGGTAAATATATAAATCAGTCAGGGAAAAGACCTGGAGCTTTTGCTTGTTATCTTGAACCTTGGCATGCTGATATTTTCGATTGGTTAGACCTTAAGAAGAACACAGGAAAAGAAGAGATGCGTGCCAGAGATCTTTTCTATGCCTTATGGATTCCAGATTTATTTATGGAGCGAGTTGAAAAAGACGGGGACTGGACGTTGATGTGTCCAGCAGAATGTCCTAATTTGGATGAGGTTTATGGAGAAGAGTTCAAAACTCTCTATGAATCTTATGAAAAATCTGGGAAAGGTCGAAAGACTATCAAAGCCCAAAAACTATGGGCTGCCATCATGGAATCCCAGACCGAAACAGGCGTTCCGTATATGCTTTACAAAGATGCTTGTAATAGGAAATCCAATCAAAAGAATCTTGGAACCATCAAAAGTTCCAATCTGTGCACAGAAATTGTAGAATATACTTCTCCTGAAGAAACAGCAGTTTGTAATCTGGCTTCCTTGGCTCTTGGAACTTATGTGGTTGATGGAAAGTTTGACTACGACAAGCTTTTTGAAGTGACTAAGATAGCCACTCGAAATCTTAACAAGATTATTGATCTAAATAAATATCCCATCGAAGAGGCTAAACGGAGCAATCTAAAACACCGTCCCATTGGTCTTGGCGTTTCTGGTCTTGCCGATGCCTTTATAAAGATGAGGGTTCCATTTGACAGTCCTGAAGCCAAAAAAATAAACATTGACATCTTTGAAACGATTTATTTTGGAGCTCTCACTGCTTCTAATGAACTGGCCCGTATTAATGGACCCTATGAAACCTATCAAGGAAGTCCTATGAGCCAAGGTCTACTTCAAATGGATTTGTGGGACCCCAATTATAAAACTTCTCCGAGACTTTCTTGGAATTGGGAGGGTCTGAGAAAATCCATTGCTGTTTGGGGAGTTTATAATAGTCTTCTTCTGGCTCCCATGCCAACAGCAAGCACCAGTCAGATTCTCGGATACAACGAATGTTTTGAACCTTTGACTTCTAATATTTACAGTCGTAATGTGGGTTCTGGAACTTTTCAAGTAGTCAATTCTTACTTGGTTTCAGATTTAGAAGAGTTAGGACTGTGGAACGAAGATATGAAGAATGAGATTCTTGCAAACAGAGGATCCATCCAATCCATAAAATCCATTCCACAGGAAATAAAAGATTTGTATAAAATCTGTTGGGAAATTTCCCAAAAAGTTATCATCGATATGGCTGCAGATAGGGGAGTTTACATTTGTCAAAGTCAAAGTCTAAACTTGTTTATTGCCGAACCAACTTATTCCAAACTAACATCCATGCACTTTTACGGTTGGAAGAAAGGTTTAAAAACAGGCATGTATTATCTCCGAACAAGACCTGCCACTGAGGCCATTAAATTTACAGTAGATGCCAAATATTTGAACAAAGAAGTTAAGGAATGTAACGGCGAGGAAGGTTGTATTATGTGTCAATGATAGGTTAACAATTTATTTTGATAGATATTATCTATCAAAACGGCCACGGAACGTATTCAGTTCCAACAGGAAGTTCCCCGACAATTTCCCATTGGTAGTATCGGTCTTCATAGAAAACTTCATCGGAAGTATCATGAACAACTATTACAGTTTGATCATAACCATTGTTATAGGACAGAGTTGCCTCTTCAAGAGAACAGCCCGTGTATTCAATGATACGTTGTATAATAACGGAGGGACAACGAGCATCAAATGGATCCAGACCCTGATAAGCGGTGTTGTTGAAATAACTCAGTTTGAGATAAACGTGAGAGTCGTTAGGTATGATGTTTTTGTAATAACAGATACGGGGAAGGATAAAGTCAGAAGGTTCTTCATCAATCTTTTCCCATTGGAAACGACTTCGAGCAATCTTGTGCTCACCATTCTCAATAAACTCTTTCAACTCTTTGCCCTTGAACCCAGTAAAAATGGAAAGAATTTGTTCCAATTCTTCTGAGTTGTGACATTTCACATAAACGTGTTTGGAAACATTGTAGGTAAGTTTGATGTAAGAGAATTCATGTGTAAGCTTACCCATTCAAAATTAATAAAACAGTTTATTAATTATTCAGTTTTACTCTGCTATAACGGTTATGTGGTCATTAGAAACGAAAGGCTCTAATTTTCACTGCGCCAACACAATCAGATCATCTTGAGGAAAAAGAAGATGTGGACTCACTTGGAAGTGAAGAACAGAATCTTTGTCAGATACAACACGACTGTAGAACCCTTTTTCTTTTGCCATCTTAAGAGTTTTCAAAATCACTTTGACAAGAGTCGTATTGACATCAAAAGTTGGAACAGACCATTCACCAGTCAAAGGAATATCAACTATTCCTCCATTCTCGTTGAATACGGCTTTGATAACTGTGGCGTCAAATCTGATTTGAAGCCAACTACCCTCGGCGTAGTGCTTATCAGCAGAGATTCCATTCCACAGATTCACAACAGACATTTTGAAAATTAAAATGTGTTTATTTAATTTTCAATTTTACCATCCCAACTTGGTTCGACCATTTGTAAGTAAAAGTTATTTTATTTACAAATCAAATTTTTGTTAACCCTTCCATCAAACCCAGCAAGTCCGGAAACTCTGACAAAGATTCTCTCAGCATTGATAAAAATCCGACAAAAGTTACCCCTTGATGAGTAACAGTCTCCATTTGTTCCCTTTCTCCTAAAACGGTTTGTGTGGAAATGTAATACCCTTTCTTTCTCCAATCAATGATTCTGGATAGTTTATTGATTCTTTTCAGTTCTTCCACAGTTCCTTTGATAATGATACGAAGCTTACTATCCTCCGTCGGAAGAACTGGAGTAACGCAAGTATTTATTTCAGAATAAGTTATAACCAGATCTATTCTAACAGGTATTGTCAAATAATAACGCTTATGACTTCTCATGGTTGGACTCAAAGTAAGGAGCGACACAGATTTATCCAAAGTGTCTCCAAAGTTTAGTTGACTTGGGGAACCCACATAGATTATGTTGCCATTCAATTCTTGAAATTGATGAATGTGGCCCGATACAACCAAAGGGAATTGTTTGACCCATTTATCTCCTAAGGTTGATTCTTGTCCCGACATGTTGACACCGTAAAATTCTTGATGAGCGAAAATGACTCTGGCAGAGTTCCAACTTGGTATAGTATCTCTCAGATGTTGATCCTCTTTATCTAAAGAATTTAACGAATGAACGAATTGACCAACAGGTAGATAAGGCATCATAACTATCAACATTCCTCCCAAAATGACTTTGGTAGGTTTGTCTATGACCGTAACGCCCAACTGAGGGTCCCACTTTTTGACAGCTGTATAAGCATGGTCTTCTATTTCGAAGGTCGTATTATTGGGGCGGTCGTGATTTCCTATCAAAACGTAAAGAGGAGCAAAAGCAGCCATTTCTTCAAAAAAAGTTATGGCTCTTTTTAGACAAGGAGTATCTACTTTTGAGAACCTATCCAGAACATCTCCCATACACACGATGACATCGGGAGAAGTTTCCTTACTCACTCTCAAAACCTCTTTAATCATACATTCTGACTCCTGAACATTGTTTGTTTTCAAATGAGGGTCCCCAACACAAAGAAATTTTAGTTGGGTCATCTACTTTTTGAAATTGAGAAGAGGTTTTCTTTTTTCAAATAAAGTTAAAAGATTGATGGATGAAAAGTGGAAGTGGTTTGATTCTATTAGATGTATAAATTTATTCACGAGAGAAGATAGATATAAAGAATGTTCTGCTCTTTTCAAAAAGTTGGGTGTTCCGGTAAAATTTTTTAGGACTCATAAACACCCAAATGGTGGAACCCAAGGATGTTTTGAAAGTCATATATCTTGTATAAGAGAGGCTTACGAGCAGGGATGTAAAAATTGTCTGATTTTTGAAGACGACACTGAAGAATCTGAATTTCTGACTTCAGATAGATTACAAGAGATTATAACTTTTTTGGAAAACAAAGAAGATTGGAACCTGTTTTATTTAGGATTTATGCCAGATATAACTTCTTTCTCAAGTAAACATATTTCTGGAAACATCTACAACGTTCACGGATTGACAACCCACGCTTACATCTGTAATAGACCTTTGATGGAAAAACTTTCCAAACTCAAGTATAATAACATCCCCATCGACCAGATTTATTTGTATTTACCCGACTGTTATGCCACTTACCCGTCCATGTTTTATCAGAAGCCCGGAATCAGCGATATAGGAGGAGATATCATTTCTGATTTCTCCAGCAGAATTCAACTCCAACAAGCCATGGAAGCTTATTATACTCAAGTAGCTGTTCCTGTAAGATTGTGGATATTTTTGGTATTGACCTCTTTGATTTTATTATCTATTCTGTTTATGTATTCCTTCCGCCCTGAATGGGTTATTTTTTTCACCATCATCTATTTCTTGGGAATGTTTGGAATCTTGTATTTGATTGGTAAGCTGTGATTTATTTTGATAAAATAAATCAACTCGTATACTCTTGAAGAGCCTTCTCGAAATCACCAAGAGCTTTTTGTATGATTCTTTCATGTTCGAGACTTGTTAATCCCGGATAAGCTTCTTTCACACGGGCGCGTTCTTCTCTTTCGAATCTTATACAGACAATATGTTGGATTGTAGAAGATTTCACTTCTCCAGTACGTCTTAGCTTTTCAGATTCATAAAAAGCAAAATATTCTTCGTTGGTGTTGAGCGGAGGTGATGATGAAACATCAGAAGGACCACAAAAGACTTCTTCCGTCATTTTGATTAAAGGAAACATTTATTAAATTTTCAATTCAATAAAAGATACATGGCTGAAGAAAAAGAAAAGAAAACAGGGATGATAGTTGGTGTTATCATAGCCTTGGCGGTTATTATAACCGGTGTTATCCTTTTGGTTTACTTTTTAGTCATTAAGAAGGAGGAAGAAGAGGAAATCCAATGTAAATGTATTAATGGAGTTATAGGACCCACAGGATGTAATATTCCTTTTAGTGGAGTATGCACTGGTCTCACCGGTCTCACCGGTCCTTCTGGATATACCGGTCCGGCGAATCCATTTCAAGTCACGACTTTCGGTCCAGGAATTCAAGGAAAATCAAGAGACGAACTCGGAGGGATGGTCGTTTTTCCAATCACATTACCCTTTAATCCAGACCCAACGAAAGTTGCTTTCATAACAGTTTTTGTAGACGATACTTATGTGAAAACTCGTTATTATCCTGGATTTAGATATACTGGTTATTACTACAACGGTTCCATATCGTTTTGTATAGAAGAAGTTTCTGCTGGTAAATTCCAATATTATTTGGTTACTCCAAGAGATTCGATATTGAAAAATGATGATTTTGTTCTTCTTTACTCAGGTGGTGTTATCACTTCTTCAGAATTTGTAAACAAGACGGTCATAACCACAGATTATAACGCTCTGATTTCTCCAGACTTTGATGATAGATTAAAAGAGTGTTCTCTATCTGGGTTCAAAATTCCTCTATTTGCTGATGTTTTGAATGTGGCCGTAAAAATCCAAAACACTTCTATTTGGGCATCTATCGGATTACCACTTGACGAATTTGCTATTGCCACTTATATAAGACCGTCTTCTGATAGCAGTGGGACCTCAACACCAAGTATACTTTTCCCACCATCAAATAAGTTTTTGAACGGAGACAGATTAGTGGCAGGCAGTGTTCTCTATTGGCAATCTCTTAGCAACTACTCAGCGTTTATCCAACAAGAACTTTATTCCGATTTAAAGTTATCCACAATTATTGAGAGTCAACAATTTCATCCCATACCGAACAGTCCCAGCAACAAATACGTAATCGGATTCTATTCTTACTTTCAATGGGGAGTGGCTTCAAGCTCAGGAAAATATCGTTTGAGTGTTGGTTCAATTGGAAGATATAACTTTGGTTATGAAAAAGAAACCGACACAGGACAACTTTTCTTCATGATAAAATCTGAGAACTGCCCTTCCGTTGGATGCTCTTATACCATTTGCGATTCTCAAAAAATCTGTCCCGACACTTTAGTCTTTTACTGGGGAAGTTGAAATGAATAATTTATAATCTCTATTTAAGAAATAACCAGATGAAACGCCTCCTTGTTCTTGATTTAGATGAAACTCTTATTCACACACAAAAAGAAATCCCTCATCAATTTCCCGATTTCATCTTCGACGAATTCTTTGTCTTTTTCCGTCCCAACTACAAAGATTTTCTGAAAGAGTGTGGAAAGTATTACGACATTGGAATCTGGACCGCCTCTACCTCTTCTTATGCTCATCCTATTGTGACAGAGCTTTTCAGGTCTCTACCACCTCCAGTTTTCATATTTTCAAGAGACAAATGTTCTCAACGAATCGATTGGAAAAACAAAGAAATGTTCTATGTTAAGAGACTTAAAAAAGTTCGGAAACTGGGCTATTCTTTGACTACCACCTTAGTGGTAGATGATCGTCCAGAGACTTTTCAAGAAAATTATGGAAATGGGATTGAAATCAAACCCTATTACGGTCAAGAAGAAGACGAGGAGCTCTACTGGTTAGCCCAGTATCTCATTTCGCTAAACGATGAACCAGATGTAAGACTTGTCGATAAAAGTTTTTGGAAAAGATTATCATCAGCCGTTCTAACCGCAAGAATGTACGAACTGGAAATTTAGAGCTAAATTTCCAATTTGAATTTTTATTATTTCTTTGAGAGAAGTAATAAATGCGACATCTTTTAGTTCTCGATCTGGATGAAACTTTGGTGAGCGGGCAAGAAACCCTTCTTGAAACACCTCCGGATATGGCTTTTGATAGATTCTTCATTTACTTCAGACCCCATTACAAAGAGTTTTTGGAGGAAATGGGAAAACATTTCGATATTGCCATCTGGACGGCTTCTTCCGACACCTACGCCCTACCAATAGTTCAAAAACTTTTTGAGGGTCTTCCTCCTCCCGTGTTTGTCTTTACCAGTGAAAGAGCCACCACCAGATATAACAGTGTAGAAGGAACTGTGAAAGTTATAAAGCGTTTGAAGAAGGTGAAAGTCAAGTTTGGCTATCCTTTGACTGATATTCTCATTGTGGATGATAAGAAAGATACTTTTCAAGACAACCGCGGAAATGGCATTGAGATAAGACCATTTGATGGAGATTCAAACGATGAAGAGCTTCTTTATTTGACGAAATACATACTTGGCATCAAAGGACAAAACTACAGAGAAGTTTACAAAGAGGATTGGAGAAAGGAAACTTTTCTTTGCCTTAAGTGAGCTTCATAGTCGACCAGATTGTCGAAATGAATTTTTGGTAGTTTCTCGACCGGACCCACTTCAATAACTGTATCCGAAAGGTTTTCTGAAATCCACAATAAAGTCCTCAACATACAAGGATGATTCATATCTAAGGACACCCATATGGTTTCGTTAGCGTAACGAAGATCCAAAATACTCTTTAGAACATCGAGTTCTATCCAAGAATCCAATGTCTTCTCAATCCTCAAAAAGTAATCTGACATAGACTCTTCAATTCTTCGTTTAGAAGTCATAAAGTCAAATTAAACAAAGTAATTTATTTAATTTTCAAATTTAAAAATGACTGATTATCAGGTGGTGGATGGTGTCGTTAATTTGGAGGATTCTCATTTGGATAAAATTCCGGATTCCATCTACTCCGATGCTTCTACAACCGAGTTGTTGTTATCAGAAAACAACATAACTTATATTTCTCCGAAGATTAATCAAATGATAAATTTAATAAAGTTGGATTTATCCAGCAATAAGTTGGATTACATACCACCTATTTTCAATTTGGTAAATCTTGATTATCTCAACATAGCTGATAATAACCTTAGAGAATTCCCTGAAGGCATTAAAGAGTTGAAAAATCTCTTTACTCTTTTTATATCTGGAAACCAATTTACTGAAATCCCTTCGGAAATAGGTCAGCTAATGAAGTTGGAAGATCTTTATGCTTCCAGAAATCCTATTGCTTCCATAAGTCCTGATATAGCCAATATGGAATCTCTAAAAAGTCTTCACTTATCACATACCTCATTAAAGGATATTCCAGAAGAAATAAACTTTTTGGACAATCTACGAGATTTAAACGTCGGTTATTGTAAACTTCAAAATATATCTTTGAGGCCTGATGGTTTGAGGAATTTGGAGATTCTAAGCGCCGAGTTTAATGAAATAACGGAAATACCTCTTGAAATAAGAAATTTAAGAAATTTACAGTATATTAATTTTAACGACAACTTGATTGAATCTATCCCACGAGAGTTGACTAAATTAAAGAAATTAAGGACTGTGAAGTTGGAAAGAAATCCTATCGAGTCTATACCAGAAGATTTATACAAAAAACTCAAAGATGTTTTGGAAATGGATGATATAGTTAAAATAGTATCATCCAGACCTTCTGGTTATCCCAACTTTTTATACTTTGGAGAGGTCGGCGAAAGACTTTTGGCTTACCATCAGCAAACGATGGATTATGTAGAGGAACGCAAATCTCATGCTACAGACATACCATTTTTGGACTTCAGTAATCTTTCAGACAGACATATACAAAAACAAGTTCAAAGACTACAAATTCCAGAAAAGTATGGAACCAATTGGGTTGTAGTTGCTTTCTTCTACTGGGCTGAAAAATTCGATGATTTATACCCAGAATCAACTCCTTCACCCCCTCAAAATACCAATAGGTACAGACCGTATCCTGATGTAGAATCAGAATTGGATGAAGAAAAGGAAGACTTGGAGTTTTTGGCTTATATGATAAATCCAGTGGAAGAAGAGAGACCACTTTGGAAACGGAATCGTGGATATGTCTCATTGGAAATTTTTATTAGAAATCTTTTTGACCACAAAGAGATTAAATGGGTATTAAGTATCGTATCTGGTTTTGGTATTCCAAGTGCTGATATGAGATTTCCAAGAAAATATGAGGAACTCAGTGATGAAGAAATGATAGATTTTCTTTCTGCCGCCTATTTTTTCGAAAAAGATATAGCTTTATGTAATGATTTGAGAAAAGTTGTTGCTAATCAGAAACATTATTCTATTTTACTCAACAAAAGGACAACTGTTCCTCTAAGCTTGGTAGTTGCACAATTCCATTTGGGTTATGATGTTAATGTTCCGTTAGAGAATCCAAGCCGAGTTGATATAGTTTATAATCGTAAAGAGGTTGGTGATATTCTACAATTATTGGAAGCTTTCAGCTTTTACGATCCAAGTAGAAACGAACGTATATCACTTATCGCAAGAGAAGTTCCTAAACTTATAATGCCTCACTTATTTTTGATGTATCTAAGAGATAGATATTTCTCTTTAGTTTTATTCACAAAACAATTCATATTAGAAGAACAAATAGAAAAGATTGGAGCCAAATTAGACCGTCTTGTTTACGAAGACAGCTTGATCTACTATCTACCCCAAATCGCTTATCAACTCAAGGGAACAGAGAAGCCCCCTATTGAAAACCTGAATCCCAAAAATTATGGAGAGTTTTTGCCATATTCTGACAGATCTATTGAAAGATGGCTAAACCCTCTCAATGTTCCAATATACAACAGGGAAGTATCAAGACCAGAATATTTACGAAATCTCTCTGAACTTGCTACGAAACCTCGGTGGTGGTGGAGTATGCCTTCTGAGGGTTGTAAAAACGAAGACAATACCAATCTGATTTCTGGAGATGTTAGAGGAGAAGATCCAGATGACCCTGTTGTTTCTTATGGAACTGTTTTACATTATAGATGTTACAACTTAACAGAACTTACATACAGTTTCAGAGAAAACACAGAAACAGGGGCTTTTACTTGGACAGTTCCAGACGAACCAAGGAGACAGTTTCCTCGAGAAAGTATTAAACAGCTGAAAGAACTATTGAAGGAGAAGAATAAAGCTAATGTTGTTTGGCAACCTTATAATGATATCATATCAAAACTTCTCGAGAAAATCAAACAAGGAGAGAAATTCTTCAAAGACGCCAATGCTGTGGTCGCTACTTGGAAGAAGACTTATTTGGCCTACAACGAAGAAGATAGGGTTAATTTTGAAAAATTCATTCTTTGGTTATTCATCCTGTCTATGGATCTGAGATTTTGGAAAGGTCCAGGTCACGATTGGCCATACAAATATTTAGAAGATGAAACTCAAAGACAAGAAGCTGGAGGTTATTGCACTTCTGCTGAACGAGAATATCAAACAAATGTAGCAGCTGAAATTCTTTCTCAACTAAATAAACACCCACACATTTACGATTTTGCTAAGACTTTACCTCTGATGGATTATTCACTTAATGAAAAGAAATTTTCGGTGGGACAACGCAAAATACTTGATTTGTTCGATTTAGCTTTGAGACGAAATTTCTGTCTGACTCATCTTAGCGATTTGTATCTAAATACTGCTATGTTCTGGATTGACCAAATATTCGGATGGGATGAAGAGGAATTTAATAAAATGTTGAGATGGTATGTGAAGAATCCAAACCAACAAGGTTTTGATAGAACCAAGATATCAGGAAAAACAGGACATGTTGATCCCATATTTGAGTCTCAAACAAATGATCTACAAGACAAACTTCACAATACAGTTCAACTTTTCCAAATGACAAATATCATTTACGAAAAAGGATGGAATGAGGTTATCTTGGAAGAGCTGGCCGGAAAAGCCATTTACGAGGAAGAGTTAGGAATAGGAGAGTAGTTTATTAAACGTAGTGTTTAATAAATCGTTTTTATAATCTCAATGATATCAGACTTTGTGTCTTTTGCTTTTGGTTTTTGGAGATTGTTGGAGGAAATGAAATCCTTCAGTTGTGCCACTGTTAACTTTTCAAGATTTTTATCTTTGATGATTTTAGCAGAAGCTTCATCAACAACAACATAATTTTTCTTGTTTATTTTAACAGTTGTCAAAGATTTCTCCGGAAGTTTATCAAGAGAAGAAGATTTACGTGGCTTCTTGGTTGGAACCACTTCTTTCTCCAAAGATTTGGATTTTCTTGATTTCTTTGGTTCCTCTTTTTCCGGAGTTTTCTTCGGTTTGGGAGAAGATTTCTTCTTTGGTTCTTCTTTCTCGACAGATTTAGATTTTCTCGGTTTGGGAGATTTCTTTGGTTCTTTCTCCACAGATTTAGATTTCCTTGGTTTGGGATTGCTTTTTCTGCGAGGTTTCTCCTCTTCCATTTCTTCTTCAGTGACCTCTTCAGGTTGAACGATAAGGGTGGTATCTTCTTTTGGAATCTGTTCTGCTTCTCTTATCTTAGCAAGTCGATAAGGATGCCGAAGAGGTTCATACTTCTCAAGATTTACGGGTTGCCCTGTGCTCGTATTACGCCAATTGCCAAGCCTTGGAACTTCTGGTTCTGGTAGTTCTTTGGGTTTTTGTTTTGGGTGAGTTTCATCATATTCCATCTCCTCCAAAACGGCTTGGATTCTCTCGTTGGATACAGGCATACTCTGAAGTTGTAGACGGCAACAAAAATTGGAGGTGAGGTCATCCAAAACTTCTTTGGGATGCTCTTTGTTAACATACACTCTTCGAATATACTCCCTTTCATTATTAACAGTCCCAAGAGTATGCCCGCATGTGTAGCACCTTATCGGTAACAACATGTGGGCTGTCGTGTTGGTTGCCATATCGTGTTTTAAGAAAAGGGTTTATTTATTTTTCAATTACATTGTGATAACACGTTTTATGTTTTGACTGAAACGATAACTGACAAACAACACTGGTGTGATGAAACTGATAAACGATAGTAGAGTGAAACCTATTTTTGATAAAACAGTATTGTAAACTTGTATCAATGGGAACAAGAACAAGAAAATAACTGTAGTTATCATGAAAGAAGCAAGAACTTTTATTCCAGGACCCAACTGTTCTGTGGGTGGTAAGAACAGGATGAGTCCATAAGCAACTAAAGTGACTCCTATATATATCACCCAAGCAACAAGGACGTTTATCTTCATCTTTTATTTATATTTAATAAATAAATTCCTACTCTAACCGCCAATCCACAGGGTCCTGTTCTGTCTTAATTAACATCTCATTAATTTTCAGGAAAAGGCTGTTGCCGACGAATTCTGTGGAAGAGTTCTTGGGGCTGGGACTCGCTACTTCAATGACTAAAGAGTTGGAACTCAAGTATTCGCGGATATTTTTACCCCCTTCTCCGAACAAAACGAACACACAGTTTGGATGGTTTTCGTTTATAAATGTTAATGTTTTTCTAATGAAACCAGACCAAAGTGATTGATAGGTCTCCATTTTAGGCTTATACTTGCTTTTTAGTTTTGAAAGTTCCATATCGATATAATTCTTTTTTTTCTGTGATGTTGTCAACGAACTATGAAGTAGAAGAACTCCTCTGTAGGACCAACTTCTTAAATCTCCATGAAGAGGAGCTATAAATCCATCAATACTTCTGGAGAGTTCCCTAAATATAATTGATAAAGTTCCTGAGACCATGTCTGTTCTTTTCTGAGAAAAAAGTAACCCTTCAGAAGACAACTTAGTGGGTTCTCCTCCTACAAATACGACTTTTAGACGAGATAGAGGGGTTAAATAAAAAGGTAGAAAAATCCTGTGATCAAACGGTTCAATATCATCGTATTTTTCTTTATCCAAACAAAGGTCTTCATAAGCGTCTTCAAGCTCTGGCATGGCATCTTCGAATAGATTTTTCCATGATTTTGGAGGATCTTTTTTCACAAATTCTAACCAGTTACTCATTTGAAGAAAATCTAAATGAATAAATTCTTCAATTAACAAAAGATAAATGGATGACAAAAAAGAAAATAAAGCAGGTCTGGCAGTTGGTTTAACTTTTTTAGTTTTAGCCATAGTAGCAGGAATAGTCCTTGGTCTATATTTTGGAGTTTTCAAGGAAGAGGAAGTAACCCCAATCCCATCTCCGACAGGTTCAACAGGACCCACAGGCTCAACAGGTTTTACTGGCTCGACAGGTTCCACCGGTATGCCTTCTCCAACAGGTTCCCCTTCAGGACCCACAGGACCCACAGAGTTTTTGATTCAACCATACAACATCAATAATCCAATCTACGTTCAAACTCCTATTCAGCCATTCATAAGTTTTTCTTTCACCCACAAACGATTATTCATTATTGGTACGAACACCTTCTTAGCTTATCTATTCGATACTCCTCCTTATGATTTTGCTTTCACGGAAAATACAAGATATGAGCCTTATTCTTATTGGTCTTTTGATGGGGAGTTGAAATTGAAGAATGAAAATTCTTCTAATCAGTGTTTGGCTATACCTACACCTATTATCTCCAACATAAATTGTAATGAAATAACAGGTTCAGCTGGGGTGTATCCACAGTCTGTCGACTATAGATTCATCTACAACGGAACCAATATTTTCTTCATAGCATGGCCTCAAATAGCTCCAACTCCATTTACTGCCTATTCTTATAGAGTTCAAAGGGTTGAATCGGGTCTGTATTACAACTCGCTTTCCTATGAAGTTATCAATCCTCGACTTATTGGAACGGAACAAATACCTCCATTCTTGGAACTGAAGTCTTAAAGTTTCACCCGTTCCATAATAAAATGGCTTCGATTCTACCTGATTTAGCTTCTCTTTATTCTTCTATTCAGAAGGACGATATGGTCTCTGCTTTGAAAACATTTGATGAAAAAGTCAAACCTTTTTTGGAGCAAGAAATCAAACTGACCAACTACAGCGTAGAACAGATTATGGCTGATACACGGACTGTCCAGCTTTTCACAAAACTAAAGGAGAAAAGCGATAAAAATGTAGAGCTTACTAATAAAGCTTTTCAGGAAAGCGGTACCACAGGTTCCTTTTATCCATTTTTGACTATATTAAGTAGTATGGAAAATCAAGCCGTAGATTCTCTCGAAAGGTTGACCGTTTCCAAACAGATAAATTCAGAATCACGGCTTCAGTTCAAACACAAATTGGTTCCTCTGATTAAAAATCTACCATTCAAAAGAATCATTCCAGTTCCAAACCACAAAGACACTCCTTCACATTTCAAGACCACCAACCCGTCTTTGGTTCTGAAACCAGATCTTTCTGGGTATTATCTGAATGTTCGAACGGTGAATTACTACTGTGATAAACAAAACAACTATCACGTCCATACCCCGTTTGGACTCCCCAAAGATAACATAGTTCGCACCCAAAACGTTCTCTACGAATTGGATAGGGAACTAAACGTGGTAAAATCTGGAATTCTTCAAGAAGCCACTTCATTTATCAAACATGAGTCTCCAGTGAGAGATCTTGAAGATATTCGTCTTTTCATTTCTTCAAACAAGGAACTGCTGTGCACCGCTACTTCCAGAGAAGTTCTTCCAAACACCACACCTCAGATTGTGGCTTGTAAAATTGATACTAATAATTTCAAAGTTACTGGAGGAACAAGACTTCTTTCTCATAATAACAGAGAAGGTTGTCAAAAGAACTGGTTACCCTTTGCCTCAGAGGATCCAAACGATGGACTTCATTACTGCGTCTATCAAACCGGACCAGAGATGATTATCTATAATTTTGATTCTATTGTTGGTATCTGTCGTCCTCATAAAACTTTCAATACAGGTTTAGACTTTCAAGAAACTCGTGGTTCCACTGCCCCTATTGCTTTTGGTATAAATGGAGAAAAACATTACATTTCTATGACCCATTGGTGTTTAGATCAAGAAAACAAACAGCGACAATATTTCCACCGAGTTATTATCCATGATGGCGATCTGAAACCAATCAAAATTTCCCAAAGTTTCACATTCACCCCAGACTTTCGTGGTATTGAATTTTCCTTGTCCATGTGTACCTCGTTGACGCCTGGTATAATTTACATGACTTATGGTAAAGAAGACAATGAAGGTTATATAGCTGAGGTTGACGTCAATACTTTCCTTGACTTACGATATTACGACATTTGAAAAATTAAATAAATACTTTTGTTTAATTGATGGCTATACACTCAGGTCTTTTTTACGACTTGGCTAACTGGAAAGAAAGAGTCAATTACTTTTTTGATGAAAATCCTCTTTGCCCATCATACCGTGATGCTTGTCTTGAAAAGGATTTAGAAAAAGCTAAGCAGGAATTGGAAAAAGGGGCTTTTCCTGATTATTTTTTGGATCCCGCAGAAGATTGTGGCTGTGGTTTAGATGGTTGCATCGACCGCTATTTATCAGAAGGAGATCTTTTTGAAGATATGGCAATATATTTTCATTTCAAAGACGAGTTTCTTCTTTTGTTGGACTATGGGTTGGCCAGACAAAACTGAAACATTTTTATTACTCAGTAATAAAACTGATGAAAGGAAACGAAAGAACTCAACTACAAGTCGATAAAGATTTGGTAACAAAAACGACCCATCTTGACTATGGTGTCAGGGAAACTTATTTTTACACCGTCATGGACCACCCATACATTATCAAACCAACGGATATTTTTGTCAATGAAGGCTCAATGAAAGTCACTTTCGTCATGCCTAAATACCAGCCTTATTTGAAAAATTCCACAATGGTGGTTATGGACATGCTCAAAGCTTTATCTTATTTGGAGATGAAGAAAATTATACACAACGACTTGAAACTGAACAACATACTTTATAACCAGACAAAAGGCCATCACGTTCTAATCGATTTTGGAAATGCCACCTTTGTAGACCATTGTGACTCTGCCATGGGAACTTATTATATTTCAAGCCCAGAAATTTTGGTTTCCAATTTGAAGAAAAAAGAAAAAGCTTTATTAAGCCCTTCTTTTCTTAATTTTCTTTCCACCAAGAAAGCCTCCAACAAAAGTGATATGTGGAGTTTGGGCTGTATCTTGTACGAGATTATCATGAAAAAACCTCTTATCTTCGAAAAAAATGCCTATCCGGTAAATGCTTTTGATGCTTTGAAAATAGTTCAAAAACTTTTTTGGGAAAGAGAGTTCATTTTTCCTTCTACTATTCCAGACATTTGTAAAAGATGTCTTCAATTGAATCCAGATAAACGTCCTTCGGCTTCACAAGAACTTGAAATTGAACATTTTCTGTTGACTCCCTGTTGCACTCCAACAGAAGAAATTTCCAAAGAATATGATTCTTTGTTTGTTTTTATGTCGAAAATAATGAGACTTCCTTCTAATTTTATCGTCAATAAAGCTATCAAATTGGTTGAAAATTATTTGAAAAACAGAGAACCTATGGATTTCGACGAAAAACTCATTATTAGCGTTTCTGCTTTTTGGCTGGTTTATATCATCATTGAGGGAGATGTGGAGACTAATTTTTATTACCAACGGTTGGATATGGAACGGTTTTGTTCTCTTCAAAAGTTCCAAAAAACCATCATAGCTATTTTGAAAGATTGTAATTACAACATCATCGATTAATTTGTTTGTCTAACAAACAAATAACTTTTTTCACTCGTCCCGTTTGACGGCTTTCCGAAGAAGTTTTTGGAACGGGTTCTCAGGAAGAGGCGATTTTGAGGTCTCCACATGTTTCAGGTTTCCAAGCGTTGTTCGAACTTGGTCTTTGAAACCACTTTTAACCGTAGGAACTCGAACAGGGACGGTTTTCAGATACTGCTTTTGGAAGGTCATAATCTCTTTGTGAAGAGGATTGATAACAACGGTTGGTGCCACTTTGGGAGTTACGGGCTTCAGGGCTTTCGAAAAAGTTTGAACTTCAATTAGCAACTTGGTGGGGGCTTTTGGAAGTTGTTGCTTTTTGTGAAAGTTTTGGAGCTCGTCGATCACTGGACGGATCTTACCAACATAGTTCTTCACATCCTCTTCAGTCAGAATGACAGTGGTAGCGCTGGGAGGTGCCACAATAGTAGCAGGACCTTCGAAGTGAGAGGGGGCTGAGACTGAGACGTAGTCAGCGGGCTCTCCAAGCTTCTTGTTGAGCTCTTCAATGACTACTTTCTTTTTCTCTTCAAGTGTTTTGGGAGCTTCGGGTGTGGGTTGGGATGGGGTACTGAAATACCAGTATAGACTACCGGCAACACTCGTAGCTCCGATAGCAGCACCAGCAATTAGTAGGGCCATAATGAATTATATTTTAATATAGAATAAATATAATTTTCAATTTTATTAATACTTAACGTTTTATTTATTCCCCCATATTCTTCTCCCTGAGAAGTAGTCTTGGCATTATCTCCATAGCTTTCGGTGTGATTGCCTGCCTTCGACGTGGATATGGTCAGACGAGTTGTTGTTGAATTGATTAGTTTAATCAATTCTATAGCTATCTAAAAATGGCTGCTGCTGGTCTTGGTATGAATGCTAAGATGAAAAGAGAGGATTCCATGAGACAATTTGCCGCTTACGTAACACTTGCTCTGAATAGCACTTATATTTCTCAACTTGAGAATACTCTTCATGCCAATCGTAATCTGTCAGCGAGAGAAAATATGAAATTGAGAAACATGAGAGCCTCTCTTGCCCCTTGGGCTAAGCTGAAAAATATATATGGTGAAGTCGATTACAACATGGTGTGTGATACAAAGTTTGAAATCTCTGAGAACCCCTATTATCCTCTTTTCCAGAGTATGTGGCGGTTGATATCTTCTTCTGGAGCTTCTGTCAGAGATATAGTCGAAGAGCTTCAATCCCGACGTTTCCCTCAAGACGTTTTACATCCTTGGATTGTGTTTTTACCCGACTTGAGCAACAGAGATAAAAGTGTTTTTCAGTTATTGAATCAGGACTAATCAGGTCTTTTACCGTAATAACGGTATCGACTGTCAACGAGTCCATTGACAGCCATGGATCTATAAAGTTTTTTACCTTCATTTAAAGAACTAATTTGATTCTCAAACTGTTGTGGGACTGGATGGCAGTTGTTGCCGGTTAAAGTTTTTCTTTGGAAAAAGAAATAATAGAACTTTGCTATAATCGAATACATTTTAATTTGTAAAATTTTTATTTAGTTCATCAAACTAAATAAAATCATTCCACTGTGGTAATATTGGTATTCACGGTGCTGTTGGCATTGCTGCTGCTTATCTTATCCATTAGTTTATCTTGTAAAGATTTTTTGTGTTTATTGAGACTTGTCAAATACTTCACCCACATCTCAACAAACAAACTATGTTTTACAAGAGGAGTGTTGCGTTTTATCTTCATTATACGACCTCCGTTGACAGGAGTGGAGGGTCTTGTGGGAGGATAGACTTCTCCGGTGATGGTGTATTTGGGCTTTGGCTTGAAGGGTAAAGAAAACCTTCTTGTTTCGGGATTCCATTGAAGTCCAACGATGTTTGTTATTTGACCGTTGCTTATTTGGGTGGTAGGAAAAGCCTTGAGGAAGTATCCCAGAGCCACGACTTCTCTCAAATGGTTTTTTTCTTGATGATTCAGGTTGTATTTTTCTGTCAAAGAATCGATGTATATCGATTTCAGCGTTTCTTGTAGTTTCATACGTCTGACTTTGCTCCAAGAAGTGAGTTGCTCTTCATCCAGTTCTTGATTCGTTATAGCCGTGGCCATATGTTCTTGTTTATCTTTCATCGAAAACATGGAACTTGTTTGTTTGAAAAATTCGATGACTAAACTGGCCAATTCTTCCGCTGAAGAAGTAGGTAAAGTTATTTTATGACACTTAGTTTTTTGACGAAACATAAGTTTTGAATCTTTATACATATACCCCTTCGGAAATTTTCCACGAGATAAATCGAGAAATATAGCCTTCCAATAATCATCTTTCACAGTTGAAGCGTATTGTAAAAATAGCTCAGTGTGAATAGTATTTACCTTAGAGGAATGGGTGATAGGCATACGGTAATTTTTTAAATTAAAGATGTTTAATTTAAAATTCATTTTAGTTACTCTTTTCACTAAAGCAAATTTCCATTTGCTATAGCAAATGGTCGTCTGAAACCAAACAGATAAACATTAGAAGAATTGAAAACAAGAACAAAAGCTCCAATTCACGCGGGATAAGAATGGTCCAAGTAAGTATCGTAAGAAGGTGGTTCAGAAATAACTACCATCTGTCGAGTAACAGGTGGTGCTTGAGGAGTAGGCCTTGTTGAACATTCACAAAATTTCTTAAAAACGTACACAAGTAAAGCCAGAACATTCAGACCCAAAAGTCCGACACCAGACATGACAACCCAGTAACCCCATTCTTCGTCGTAAAACATTCCACCGCAAAGGAGAAGAACGAAAGGAGCTACAGATAAAAGCAGCATGGAAACTATGTAAATAGACACTACATAACCGTTGCAGTTTCTCATCACGTAACCGTTTGGTGTAAGAAAAATGAGACACATTTCTGTCAAAAATAGACAGAACAGTTTATTAATTTTTCAATTTTCGCTGTTTTGGGATTTCAATCTCTTTCATGGTCATATTTTCTATCAAAGACATATTGAATTTAGAAATGGGTTTCTTGATCTTAGGAACATGAGTGGTATCTGTGGTTGGAGAAGGAGCATCTTTTTCAATCAAATTGGTAGAACCCAGAAAGGACCCCAAATAGATGTGTCGGTCATTTCTTCGACAATTGAAAAAGACATTCCTGATGGTTTCACCTTCAATGAACATGTAGGGATTTTCATTCTCATGTTTTCTCTGACAGATGGAACAAAAAGTGGCCTTCAATCTTTCCAAAATGATGAAAACACCTTCGACTTCTCTCACTTGAAAAGGCAATTGACTTTTCGAACATCCCATAACTTGGGCACACATTTCCAACGCTCTTGTAACCTCGTCTTTTGTCACCGGAACACCCTCCTCTAAAATGATGGTCTTCCTTTCCTCTTCTTTGAACTTTGAAAAAGAGGGAAGAGTCTTACAACCAGAAGTGTTGGAAATGATGGATTCTTCCAACTCCATAACCCATAAATGGTCTTCGTCCTCCGGTTCCTCTGGATAAGTGTGAGCAACTATAAAATCATTGACAAACTTCTTATATCTTCGTTTGCCTTTTTGTTGTTTCGACGACCCCAAGATTCGAAACAATTGTAATGGTCCGTAGACTTTCGGGTCGAACCATTGGTCATTTTTCCATTCTTTTGGTAGTAAATCAAATATTCGTTTATACAATTCTTTGGCCTCATTGTTGTTACTATGACACCAATTGTTGATGATTAAATGATAGCTTTGTTTCAAATGACCTTCTCCATCTTTTCCATGGCTGGTATAGACAAGAACATCGTTCAAATCTAATACCAGCTCCTTTTCTTCCCACAGGTTTGAGATGATTTTTATGATTTCTTTGACCATTTCGTCCCCATCCACTTCATCTCCTTGAATGTCGATGTCGAAATGAGGTTTTTGTGAAAACTTTCCGATGATGACTTCATAGAAACTTCTCTTTTCTGGAGAAAGTTTATGATAAAAGTTGGCAAAATCCAGATAATTTTCAAACAAAGCGTATTTTCTTATATCTCCATCTACTTGACATACAACACATTTTCCCTCCAAAGAATCTATTGGATGGTCTTTCAGAAGACCTTTTTGTTCGTTTTTCAACGAATAATACCACCTCATTATATTAATTTAACAGAAAAATTAATAATTCAAATTTTTATCAAATCAATGGTTCGTCAAATACAACTTCATCTTTGAATTCTTCGGGATTGACACCTTTCAAAAAAGTATTCAAAGTAGTCAGAGTTACTTCCAAAGAAATAATGGCCTCTGGGACGTCTTTATATGTAGCGATTAGATTGTTGATACCCATCTTAGCTTGAATCAAGGACTCGAGAATCATCTCTTGATGAACCAACAGATTAGCCGAACTGTAGTAGCGGATTCCGTTCTCAACAGCGTATTTTACTCTTTCAATCATATCAGAGTGAGATTCAGTCCAAAGCCATGTTCTGTAAACTTTTCCAGTCAAAGTGTCAGACTCTGCAAAAGTGCGAGTTTTGAAGCAAGGTTTGATGTTCTTTTTCACCATACCAAGAAACTTCAATTCTTCAAGTATTTTTCTTATAACTTCCGGAAGAAGAGCTTCCGTCATTCTCTATTTTAGAGAATTTTCAGAAATTTATTTTAAGGTTTTTGACAGTTCTTTTTTCCTACAAATTAAAAGATTTAGATGGATTACTTGAGTGAAGCTTTATTTGGCTTCTTCACAGCTCTGATATTTGTCCCGTTCAGAGGTCTGGGTTTGTTTTTTGTAATTTACATCATTTTATATGAAATAATCAAAGGACTTTTCGTTTGTTCCTCGGCTCCTTGTATTCAAGAAAGAACTTTTGTCATTTTTTTGACTTTGGTAGGCCGATGGATTGGAGAGCTCCTTTGGCCCTTGTTCTTATTTTTCGACAGACCGGTGAAAATGTAAAGATGATATTAATTTTTTAATTCAACTTTAAAATATTGTTATGGGAAGCAATGCGGTTGCCGGTTCGGATAATAACTTCTCCAATTCAGTTTCTTGGAGATATGGATTTGAAAGAATTAATGCTTTCGGAAGGGACTGCGGACGTTGTGATGAACCAGTATATCCAGCTCCACCAGAAACTTTTCCCATTGAAAACGGCAACATAACCGAACAAGTTCTACGTAATGTAAAAGGTGTAGGAAGCAACACAAGAGTTCCAACTTGTTCTTGTGGTTCTACACGCAAGACCGGTCGTAAGTGTAAAGAGTGTGGAGGGGCGTGGCCGTGGACTTGGAACACAGAAAAACGTAGATGGTGGAATAACACCACTTTGGCTTGGGGGAATGAAAACTGGACTGCTCCTGGTGCCGCTGTTGCTGCGGATCCTGTAGTGGAAGCTGAAATAGCTGCTGGAGTAGGACCACGTCAAGAGTATGAGAAAGAATATCTTGTTTATACGCCAGGTGTTACTATTCCTGAAGGTCTTAGATTTTTGGCCGAAACACAAGGAGATAGCCGTGCACGCCTGATTATTCAAGCTATGAAATCAATACCTCGTTTCTTAGAAGAGAATCCTGGATGTTTTCTGGGAACAGATGTTAATAAAATTTTGCTCCCGGACCCTGTTGGTCTAAGGGTTGATGTTTATGGAAATATCTTTGGAGGCCCCTCATCTGAAATTGTTCAGAGACGCGTTGACCAACTGAACGGTTTCCAAGAAACAGTCAATGCTTTCATATATGAGCGTGGGACACCTGGTTCTGCTGGACAACCTTTTGTTAAAGATAATTTCTTGATAGATATCGGAAGCTCACTCCAACATCCATGGACACAAAGAATTAGACGGTTGGGGCTTGGAATCAGTTTATGGATTAATGGGACATCAGGTAGAACAATTTATCTTGTAAGACGTCGTGAGCCTTATTATTTTACTTTCAGACTTCCCACACAGAACCCTCTTTTTCCTCCAAACGGCAATGCTGCTTGTATAGACATATGTGAACACGCATTTTACTTCTCCACAGACCCAATCGGTGGTGGTGCACGAAGCCCAGTAAATATTGGTCCTTTGGCTGAAGCAGAGTATGAGCCAAAAGCACTTGCCGACTTCCAACTCTTTGCTGGCAATACTGGTTATCTGTGTGTAGATAATTCTTTCCCAGACGTCTTCTTCTATGGTAGTCGATACTCGCCATGGCTTGGTGGCGTTTGTATTGTTCTTGGCAGCTACCCATAATAAATTAATAGTTTAAACGATAAACTATTGAGATTTTGGAAACATAAGAGCTAATTCTTCTTCTGTGAAATCTTTCTCGTATTTCCAGAAATATCCACCGGCTTTTTTATGATTACGAATTCCTCTACATATTTGGTTTATGTTATGAATACCTGTTAATTTAAAAGCTTCTGTTGCCGAGTTATATCTCACTGGGTTCCCTTTACCAAATCTCACAATTGGAATAGAACAAGAAAGGGTTTATCAATGGTTGGTATGGGTTTGTTGTTGATAAACAAATGCCAGATGTAAAATTTGATGAATTGGTAGGAACGAGTTGCTATTTCGTTCATCCGAAGAACAGCGTCTTCAATTTTGGGTAAAATCTCGGGTCGTTTCAAAACTTTTTTCAAAGGAACTTTGATAGTCTGATAATCAAATTTATATATGGTAGCCAGTTTTAGCTGAAGATTGGATTTATTTAATTTTCAGTTTTCTATACACGAAAATTGAAAATTTAATAAACTACTTTGTTAAATTTGACTTAGCCATGGCTATGAAATTGGCAAACTCCAACCGTGAGATTGCTTTGAAGTTGATGGCTGGTGCTCGTCCAACAGATGCCGCTCTGGCTGTTGTTTGGGACCTTCTTCAGAAAGCCAAAAGCATCAAAAGTTGGCAGGCTGTAGATGTTATCATTCCCGTTATGGACGAAGGTGGGAATTGTGCGGCACGTTTTGCTAAATCTCATATGAAAATGGCAGCCGAATTATACAACCTTCTCTTTTTTGATGACACATCTCTCCCCAAATTTTTCTATCCAATGATTGACAGAATTTTCGAACAAATCAAAAAACTCAACCATCCCATTCTTCCGACATGGACCAAATTCGCTTCTCTTTACAACCTTCCAGCCATCGTCAGTTCTGCCAAAACGGTTGTTCCGAAGGCAATCAAGGAAGCAGGAGAGAAGGTCGTTAAGCCCATGTGTAAGTTGTAAAAATTGAAAATTTAATAAACTACTTTGTTAAATTTGACATGGATTTTGCCGAAAAACTTCGGAAGAATGTCCTCAATTCGAAAAAAGACAACGAACTTTCCAAGGTTGAAACTTGGTATCAGAGATGGTCCAACAAGAATCTGGAAAGCATGAAAACGAGATGTATCATAGCTTCGAAAGAAGGGCTGATTTCGACAGTTTATGAGGTAAAAACAGAAATTTTGGATGTGATGGTAGGTGATGATAGCATGATAGATCACAAACTGACACTTAAAAAGTGCCATATGTATGGTGAAAAAATCAAGAGGGCTCTGGCTGAAATGGGAATCAAGTCCTCCATAGAGGTCATTTTTGACTATGAAAAGATTTCTCCCGATAAGTTGGAAGTCAAGAGTGTTTCTTTTTTTCTTATTACAATGTCTTGGAACTGAAAATTAAATAAACATTTTTGTTTAATTTGAGGACTATAGTTTTCTCTTGGAATTGAAACTGAAACTGTTATTGTTAATACCCATTTTAACAATAAATGTCTTTTGGAGAAGAACTCATCAGACATATGGAACTCTCAAAGACTCCCGAAGATTTACTCCAACTATGGATAGACAGAAATATAGACCACATCAAAACGGTATGTTTGGATGAAGCTTGGAAAGGCCAAGGTCAAGCAGAGATCTTTTGTTCTTGTATTTTGATTGAAAATGTAAAGGAAAATGTTTTGAGTGAAAGATTGGAAACTCTTCTAAATGGAGTTCGAATAGAGGCAGACATTTCCTATCCATCTGTTCGTTTAACTGTATCGTGGAAACCAACATTACATAAAGATTTGTTGAAAAGGACTTCTGTAGCTAAAGAAAATTGGACATTTGATGGTGATATTCTAACAGAAAAAATGGTTTCATCGACCAGAAAATGGATAAAGAAAAATAAGGATTTTATAACTTCCAACTGTTGTCAGTGTGCCGACCAAGGCAGAAGTAGTTTTGAATGGGAAGTCTTTGAAAAGGAGTTTGGCGTTCCAATACCATCCGACGACATATTGAGGGAAGAAATGAAAAAAGTTTTTGGGGATTTGGGGATAGCCTTTTGCCATGATTATCGAAAAAAGATGATTACGGTCATATTGAGATGGTCCTAAAAATCACCAAAACAGAGAATAAAGCCACTCCAATTGATAATATTGTAAGAACATAAGCCAAAATAATCAAGTTATCCATTATAACTTCAAAAGGAGTCATCCTCTATCCGTTACAGTCGTGATTAAACACGTATGGTATCGTTAATACCACTGAAATTATTTGCCTCTTCTTAAATAGTGGGGACGTTGATGCCCATTTATATGAGCATGAGCTATTTTGAAGATATTAGAAGCGGCATTTTTGTCCCTGTTCCACAATCTTGAGCAGGTTGTACACCTGACAAGTCCATGGCAAAGAATTTTATCATTCTTTTTGGGACGGGGATTATCGATGACTTTGAATTTTTTGCAAATTCTATCATCATGTTGGCAATAGCTGCAACAGAGACTGGTTCTGTGCTCATCTACAAGGAGCACCTTGATACCGGCTCTTCTAAATGTGGTCCTGAAACCTTTACCTTTCACCGGTTCATGGTTATTCCGGTGTTGGTGTTGGTTCCAATCGCCAAAACAAGTTACCAGTTTATCTGCTGGTCCATATTTAGCAGTGAAATTATTGATCATCTTGGATTCAGACCTCTGAGTGTCGATGTAAGTATAGAGCCTATGTTTGCGATAAATGAAACTCTCATAAAAGGTCTGTAGAATGAGATTGACTTTATTCTTCATTCGAACGTATTCTTTGAATCCGTCAAAATCCAAGGTTTTTCTGTTAAAGAGACTGAGCTCTGTCTCCCATTCTTCAACTGTTTTTCCTTGAATGACGGTTTTCTTGTTCCTTTGAAGAATATTCCGATATCTCTTCTGCTGAGTTTCTTTCCGTCTCTGGTTCTGGGTGTAACGGAAAGTTTCTCCATTTTCATCGATACAATAAAGAAGATCAGCCATATTAGGATCTATGGCAACAATCTTCTTTCCTTGAAGATCTATTAAATCATCTTCACTCATTTCATCGGAAACATAGATCTCTTGCTTCAGTTTATCCTTCTTTGGTATTTTAGAAGGTTTCTTAGTTCCGATTCCATGAAGAATAACACAAGCTCCAACTCCGTCAGTCTTGATCATGCTGTGGAATTCGTAACCTTTCTTCTTGAAACATCTTTTGTTGGTTTTGAAGAAACGAGACCAAACTTCTTGTTTATTTCCTCCTATATTTTTGAGAGTAGATTGTTCAACACCGAGAATACGAATTAGAGAAGCGGTGTCTAAAGTCATATATCCGGGAATAATGGCGGTTCTCAAAGGGAAAAGATTGAGAATAGTTTCGTCCATTTCCTCTATTTTTCTCATCATGTAAAACATACACGGAAGATAATCTTCTGGAGACTTTTGGAGATCAAAGAAAAGATTTTCCACTAAAGGTCTCTGTGGGATGACCTTTTTTCTTTCGTCAAAAACCCATTCAAGGTACATATAATCTGAATATTGACCTGTTGGATCGAGAAGGTCCTTCTTGAGGTTGGAAAAACTTCGACAGAGTCGTCTGATAATTTTCTCCTTTTCTTTTTGTGTTATTCCAAGTTTCTTCCTAATAATCTCGATCAACTGGGTTTTCTTCCAAACGACATTAACATAACGTTCCGCATAATCAACGAAATGTTGCCGTGCGTTGTTATTGTAGCTTGTTAGAATCTCTGTTGAAAGATATTGAAGAATTTGTAGAAGATGTTCTCTGTCAAATTGTTCAGTTCCTTGAAGTTCTTTGTAATGAAGATTGTAAAACTTTTGAAGAGGTTTCCGAAAATTAATTGTATCTTGATTTGGAAGTGCTCCAGCACCTGTTGGTTGAATACATATAACTTTCATAACTTCCAGAATAAATTGTTCATCAATTGTTTGAAACTTTTGATTCTTATTGTAAAAATCAATCGTGTATAACTTGATGAAATGAAGAGTATGAGTGGCAATCTTATGAACCAGATTGACTTTAGCTGTGAGGATTTTGATGGTATTGTCAGATTTGGTTATACTCTTGAGTGAAGTTTTTATACATTTCATATATTGAACTGGTTTATCCGGTGGTTTCTTCAGTTCCATGTTTTAAATAGATTATCGAATTTATTTAAGATTCAAATAAAATAAATGACTTTTTATGAAAATTAAATGAAAAACTATCACTTTTAAAAATGAGAAATTTTTCAAAACAATACATGCTGGTAATGCACTATCAACTTCTTCATCGATAAAACTTGTTTTACATCTAAATCCATTTCCAAAATTTACTGTTTCCACTTCTTCGTATAGATTCCATACAAACGAAACTTGAATGGAACAAGCTATACAGGCTATACAACATATAACAGCCAAAACTATGGAAAAGTGGAACAGCATAAATTGAAAACTTTTTTCTTATTTTAAAGATTTCAATTCATGTCGGACTCTCTGGAAACTCGCATGAAATCTTATGAATTACATCAGGAGCGGACCATCCATCCGGACCAATATTTTTGTGTTCGTCTGGATGGACATTCCTTCTCAAAATACACAAAGGGTTTCGAAAAGCCTTTTGATGGTAGATTTTCAGAAGCAATGGTCCTGACTTCATGGGATGCTCTCAAAGAGTTCTCGGCCGCTTCGGCCTACACTCAAAGCGATGAGATTACACTGATTTTCGACAAAGGAGACCATCTTTTCAATGGTCGCCATCAGAAAATTCTTTCTCTTATCGCTTCTTTTGTTTCTGTCAAGTTCAATCATCATTTTACTAATCTGATAAAACTTGGACTTCAATACAAGTCGGAAGTTATTCATAGAATTAACAACAATTCCGCTTGGTTTGATGCTCGTCTTCTTGTCTTTTCCGAAGAGAACAAAGGAGAACTTCTAAATCATCTCATCTGGAGACAAAAAGATTGTATGCGTAATGCCGTTTCAGTTTACGCTCAATACTTTTACACTTCCGAAGAACTGGAAAATGTCAACAACCAAGAAAAAATCGAACTCATCAAGAAGAAAATCGATTGGGACAAGGAACCACTTTGGAAGAAGTGCGGTGTTTTCATCAAACGAGAAGCTGTCGGTTTCTCCAACGAAAAAGGTCCTTACACTCGAAACAAACGCATCTCTGTTTCCTTCCTTCTCAAGTATTCGGAAATCAACCTGAACTTTTTCCTTGCCTCGCATTATTCTCTCCCAGACTGTGATTATCTTGAAACTTAATTTCATACCTTTTCAAAAAGATATGGATCCAGCACCACCAAAAAACGAGTATTTTCTGACACCTTATTATAGAACTTTAACGAAAGCTATTTCTGAAACTTGTGAAGAGGAACCAACGTCTACTCACTCCCCATACAAAATTCATTGTCTAAACACAAGACTTATTCCGTTGGTTCCTTCTTACTATCTTCCCGTTTTTTCTTCTATCTACACCAACGATAAAATGGTGATGACAGTTCAGTTTTACGATGGCGACAAAAGGGTGGTATTTTCCGACGAAGACCACCAAAAACTTCAACAAGCCATAGACGAAATAACTTCTGTCAATGCTTTTGAATGTGTTATTTTTACACCAAGACCCCTTCCGGATGTTCCGCAATGGTATCAAGGTTGGATGCTCCCAGCTGTTCGATTGGAAACAGACGTTAAACTGAGATTAAGAGAAAACACCATCATGGGAGATTTGAGACCAGAAGGATCAGAATACACTTTTCCTTTCGATAACTTGTATTTAACTTTACAAGCACAAGTTTATAAACAGTTGAAAGATATGTACAATCAAGGGTACATTCGTTGTTCTAAAAATTTTGCTGAAGCCAATAAACTAAGCTATATCACAACATTGAAAGATTACAAAGATCAAAATGTGTGGGCTTCTGATTGGGATATCAGAGCTTTTACTTCCACACCAGTAGAATATCTGGTAGATTTGATGACCGGTGTACCCTTTTTGTGAATTATTCCATTTATGAATAAATCATAAATAAGCCAACTTGTTGTAAATATGGAATCGGAAAGAATTTAGAAGTTTCAGAAAACGATAATCTTCACTGGATGTTAAATCGTGATAGGTGACGGTAGAAGGTCTGGCCTCGTAGATTTCGTTAATTTTCTTAACCACTTTTCTGTCCAATTCCTTCAGAAAAGTTTCATCTTTACTGTCCCACAGTGGAAAGTGAGTTAAAATAAAGGTCTGTTTATCTGCTTGTCTGATTCCATGCTCTTTGAAAATTTTCTGATATTCGCTCATTTAAATAAGAACCACTCTTATTTAAATTTCAGTTCTCAAATTGAATCTTTTTTAATTTCCAAAATAGTAAAAGAAACACGATGGCTCAACCAGAATTTGACCAAAATAGGATTATTCTACCACCCCCATACAAAAAAGTCTATGTTCCAATGACAGATGAAGAACTAACAGAGACCACTCCGGGTTCTATTGTCATGAATGAGCACGGCAAGGCCCTCAAAAGCTTTATTCAGTTTGAGGGGCTTACGGGTCAGTTCATAGAGGCCACAAATGTATGGTTCCGTGGGACTATGGCCCAGCAGGTAGCCTCCCGAACTTTGGTGAGCAATCAGGGGAAAAAAGTGGAATTTACTCATATATTTCCAACTCCTCCCTCTTATTCCACCGCTTCTGGAGAATCTCTACTTTTGACACCGGAACAATGCCGTAATGAAGGTTTAACTTATTTCAGTTCTATTTACTGTGATGCCGTCATGAAAGACGCTTCTGGTAAAGTAGTATCAAAAAAAGAGAAAGTTTTCATCGGCAAAGTCCCTGTTATGCTGGGGAGTGAACTTTGTATCCTCAAAGACAAAACGGATGAAGAAAGAACTCAGTTGGGTGAATGTAAAACTGACCCACTGGGTTATTTTATCATCCGTGGTCTTGAAAGATTCGTTGTTCTTCAGGAGGGTCTTAGACGAAATGTCCTGTATTTGTATCTGAGAAAAATCAACAATGTTGACAGACCTGTGGTGAATATAACTTCCAACAGTATCACCGGTTCTTCATCTATAACTCTTTACAAAGGCTCGAAAAGAGCTCTCAAACTAAATTTGCGTCTATTTGGTCGAAATAGCAAAAAGACCATTCCCGTTTTAGCCATTTTTTCTTTGTTTGGAGTGACGGACCCTGAAGCCATTTTCAGATTATTGGCTACTTTCACAAGAAGTCAGTGGGTCAAGAAGATATGGCTTCAACTCCAACAAACGTTTTTCAAACTCACCAACACTTCTGATATCGTGGGTTACTGTTTCAGAAAATGGGAACAAAAATCTTTGGGAAGTTATGAAGAGGATAAGAAATTTCTTATGGAAGAACTAAACAAAGAATTGTTCCCTCATATGAATGGTGAGCCCATTGAACGGAAATTGGACTTACTGGCTATGATGGTCGTGAAAATGGCCGAATATATGGCAGGATTGAGAGAGTTGGATTCCAGAGATTCTTGGGATAACAAACGTATCTTTTCAGCTGCCATTTGTATGGAACAACTTTTTAATGGTCTGTGGCGCAAAATGACAGATATAGCCCAAAAAACCATAAAGGATAAAAATCATGAAGATTTGGATTCGATGATAAAAAGTCTTTCTCCAAATATCATGACAGACGAATTTATAACCTCCTTTTCTACAGCTTCATGGGGTGTGAAACCTTATGGTGCTATTTCATTTATGAAAGAGAATATCGCTGATATTCTCAAAAGAGAATCTATTCTTTCTACTATAGCTCAATTGAGAAAACTCAACACTCCAGTTCATAGAAGGGGTAAAGCTACCAATATTCGCATGGTTCAAGTGTCGCAATGGGGGTATGTCTGTGTAGGCGAAACTCCTGATGGAGAAAATTGCGGGTTGGTCAAATATCTCAGCACCACCTGTTATTTATCCATTGATAGACCAGAAGAACCTGTGAGAGTTTTCCTACAAAAATATATTGTTCCAAGTCCGACCATTGCTGAAAGTTCCAAGATTCTTTTGAACGGTAAATTTTTGGGCTGGTGTTCTGGTCCTCTCGTCAGAGACCTTTGTATCACCAAGCGACGAAATCGAACTTTCCCGAAAGATATGTGTGTTATACTAAACGAGGATAACGCTTTGAATATATATGTAGATGGATCGCGCCCTACACGACCTCTTCTAATCGTTAATGACAAAGAACAGCTGGTCATGGACGATAAGAACTTGTGGGGGAAAGATTTCAACGTTCTATTGGATGAGGGAGCTGTGGAATACATCGATGCCTTGGAGGCTTCTACCATTAAACTGGCTCAAACAGCTGATGGATTAAGAAACAAGAAAAAGGATATCATAGCCCTTTCAGAAACGTTGGAAACATTGAAACAGGCGTTGAAAGATGTTCGTCAGGGCAACAAAGTCATAAGACAATACACCGATAAAGAAGGATTTGATATCCAAGAAGAAGCAACAGAGAAAACCTTACTTCACGAGCTTCAGGACACAGAGACAGCTCTGAACAAAGTCATGAGAAGTAAGAAATATACTCATTGCGAATTGGATCCTTCTGCCACATTGGGTGTTTCTGCAGCTGTGATGCCTTTGGCCAATTACAATCAAGCCCCTCGTGTTTCCTACCAGTGTAATATGGGAAAACAAGCTCTGGGTGTTTTCCACAGTAATCATCTTAATCGATTTGATAGTTTGACCAAAGTTCTGGCTTTCCCGAGCAGGCCTATTTTCGAACCACAGATGAATCACATGATTGGGTTGACTGAATTCCCTAATGGTCAAAATATTGTTGTTGCTATTATGGCTTTACAGTATAATCAAGAAGACGCTTTCGTGATGAAGCGGGAAGCTGTCGAAAGAGGATTATTCTGGTATACTAAATATACTTCCTACAAAGCCGTTCAAAAAACGACACCGGATTTCAAGGAAAAGTTTGGCCGTCCCATTGCCAGAAAGGGAGAATCCGCTTCCAAATATTCTCACATTGAGGAATCGGGAACTCCCCGTGTTGGCACTGTTTTGGAATCTGGAGATTGTATCATTGGAAAACGCCGATTTATTGAGGCGACAAAGGAAGAAGAAAATGCCTCTGTGTTCATGGCAGTTGGTGAAAGGGGAGTCGTTGAAAAGGTTTATGAGGGATTTAGCGAAAATCAAAAGTTTATTCGCGTTAAAATCCGAACTGTCCGTAAACCAACTATCGGCGACAAACTCGCTTCCCGTTATGCTCAAAAGGGAACAGTGGGAATGATTCTGCCAGCCGCTGACTTGCCTTTCATTTCAACCGATGAAATGGTCCGAAGAGAATATATCGAAAAAGCTTTGGTTCAGATTGAAAAGAATCTTGCCAGTCTTAACTCAAAGAAAAAACCAAGTGCTGCCGAAAAGGAGAAAATTAAAGTGAATAAAGAAGCAAAGATTAAATTCCAACAAGAGTTGGAGACGCTGTTGAAACATCCAAATGTCAACGGACTCGTTCCTGACTTGTTCATCAATCCACACAGTATCCCTTCTCGCATGACTATCGCCAAAGTGTACGAATTTGTCGCTTCAAAGGTCGGAGTGTTGAAAGGTGAATTTGTGGATGCTACAGCTTTTAGGCCTTTTGACATTGATGAGTTTTCTGCTTACTTGGTCCAAAATGGATTTGAGGGCTCGGGGACCCACACTATGTATCAGGGCACTACCGGCCGTAAATTACAGGCCCAAATCTATACTGGTCCCTGTTTCTACCAAATGCTAAGACACCACGCAACTGACAAGCTCCAGCACCGAGGTTTGGGAGCAGTCAAAGAGAACACAAGACAACCAATCGGAGGGAGGGCATTGGAAGGTGGATTGCGTGTTGGCGAAATGGAGAGAGACGCTCTCATCAGCCACGGAGCTTCAAAAACCCTTCTCGAACGTCTTTGTCTTGTCAGTGATAAATACACAACTGCCTATTGTAAAAATTGTGGCACTTTGGCCATTGCTAATCACATGGCTGGAGAATATGAGTGTCGTAATTGTCGCGAGAAAGGAGATTTTGGAACTTTGACCACTCCTTATGCCATGAAACTGGTTGCTGACCTTTTACAAGGAGCTGGATTCAAAGTTAAATATAATTTAGAGAACGCTAATAAGTAATTTGTATTTTATACAAATTAGGGTGGTTAATCGTAGGGGAAATGGAAGGGGTATTCTGTGTTTTTACCTTAAAGCATGGCAGTTACCTATATAAAAACATGGTCGCTCCTGCTTTACTCCGTAATGCCAAATCTCTCTACGATTCTTTATTGGCTGAAGGCAAAACTACCGAAGCCAAAAAGTTGATTGATCGTCACACTCACATAACCAAAAAAGAAAAACTACTCCCAAACGAGAGGTTCGATATCCACCCATATTATCCGGGTTATTGGTTTAGCACTGAAGGAAGAATCTACATGACTTCAAATAAATTCTCTGAAGCGAAATGTGATAACGATGGATATAAGAGTGTAAACCTTATCAATGCTGATAACGGTCATCCAAAGCAAAAAATGCATCGTTTGATAGCAGAAGTTTTTATCGATATTCCTGAAGAACTTAAAACCGAAGAACCCGAAGAGGCCAAAAAACTCATTGTTTCCCATACTAATGGAAATATACAAGATAACAAAGCTTCCAATTTATATTGGACGACAATGAAACAACGCTCTCAAACAGCCAATCCTCTTATTAAGAAACCCGGAAAATGTCGTCGTGTTGTAGGCTATAAAATCATTAACGGAGTTCAATCCAAGGAAGGTAAAATCTTCGATTCTGTTCAGGAGGCTGAATATTATGTCAAGTCGGAGACTATGGCTTCTAAAAAAGGAATGGTGTTTGCTTCTGTCAAGGAAGCCGAAAATCATTTTAGAACTGAAAAAATTGAAGAAGCTGTAGATGGAGTACCTGTTTCTTTTGGAAAACGCATATCGAGAGCTATTTCTGGACATCATGCTCTTGCAGGATATTATTGGGATTATCCTAAGATTGAACTTTTAGAAGGAGAAAAAACTGTTACTAAAGTTATTAATGGCAAAACTGTAACTCTTTCCTCTCTTGGAAGAATATGGTGGGATAAAAAAGATCCGTTTTTTGGATCCTTAAACGCTCAAGGTTATATGAAAGTGTGTATAAATGATATCGAGTACAGAATGCATAACATAATATTAGAAGCGTTTGTACCTAAGCCGAATGGAAAAGAAAACTATCAGGCAGATCACATCAACAGCGACAAAATTGATAATAAATTATCTAATCTTCGTTGGTTGACTGTAGCTGAAAACGTTCAGGCGGCACACAATATTCCAGTTATTCTTACTAATGTGAGGACCCTTGAAAGAACTCATTTTACATCTATGATTCATGCTGCCAGAGCTATCGGTTCGAATGTGGGTGATATTTCAAACGCTTGTAATGGTGTAAAAGGAAATGTAGTTCTTGGTTTCCAATGTGAACTGGATGAGTTTTAATCTAATTGAAAACAATTTTATTTGTTTTTATACAAATAAAATGAATCCAGAACTTACAAAACTTTTGGTTCTCACAGCATCAGCGGTTGGAGGTATTGGAGTGGTGTTGGTCAATTTGAAACATTTACCATTTATATGTGCCAAAACAAGATTATGATCTATTTTACCAAGAAGAGGTTCTCAAAAGACAGATGCCAAAACAAATGTAGATGACTCCAGTGAAATTGAATTTTTATTCATTTTATTCATAAATAAAATGCCAGACGAAGTTTCCAAAACTATTGAAATGATGAAATTTTTTTTGCTCGACAAAAAGTTTTCTGAAATCCAGAATTATGGAAAGATTGCCGATCCCGATAGCTCTTCTAACAAAGAAGTTAGATTCGATGTCGAAACTGGTATTCTTTCGTATCGAACACTTGAATATGACACCCGTTTAGAAAAGTTCAAAACAAATGTAAATCCTGAAGAATAGCCAATTCGAGAGTTTCCATCTTTTGTTAGTAAAACTAACAAAAAAATCGTCAATTACTGAACATAGTTGTAGTTGATGTCCGAGTAAAACCAATGATTTGGAACGTTGAAGTAATAGACCTTGTGATCTCCTTTCAGAGAATCACTTACAACACGTAGTTTGGGTTGGACTGGGCAAAAGGCGATGTGCGGGTCGATATCTTTCCAAGGCTCGAGAATACCTCCAATGGAATATCCCAAAGCTCCCGCATCAAAATTAAATAAAATAGTTTATTTAATTTTGAGATGTTCCTTGAGGAAAAGATGAAACTCTTCAGACATATCTTCGAAATCAATAGTTTCCAAAGGAACTTTTTTCATATCAAGCAGTCCACAGTCCATCAATTTTTTGACGAAGCTAACATCGTTTGTTCTGAAAAGTTCCATAACAGGACAATTTTCAAAGTCGTAATTTTTTCTACCAGACCAAGTTTCAAACCAAAGATGATGGTTGCCTTCAGAAAGAATCTCTGAGATTTTATCGAAATCTTTACTCCGAGCAGCTTTGCAGAAAGAGTCGATGAAAAGGTCCATTTCTTAATCTTCATTTTAATGAATAAAATTTTCAATTAATGTATTCGACCCATTCATCAATTTTTTCTTGGGAGAATCCTCTTTCCCTCATGACATTAATAAGTTCTCGTTTTTTATCGTCTTTTTCCGTGTATTTGTTATTGATAAGGACCATCAAATTACTCAACTGTTCGTTGTCAGAAATGTTTATAATCACATCAGTGTCAAAACCGTTTAAACAGTTAACGAGTCTTGTGATTCGGCCTGTGAAACACATGGACTTTGAATCTGTTATTTCGGTATCCAACACTCGTAGGATTTCTTTCATATAACTACACCTTCGAATCCTGTCCCACACCAAAACCAACAACTCTTTGTAAGTCATACCAATACCAGAATGAACATCCTCATCCAAACAGTAATGAAACAAATCTTTCTTAGAACTTTCTGTCAGGTCTGAAGACCTAACTTCTTTCACAACTTCGTCGAAACTTAAATCCGGTTTCTTATTCGCCAATCTAAATACCGTTTCTTTGAAAGTTTTCTGGATATGACTGTTATGAACAGATTGTTTATCATTGTAGATTTTTTGACAAGTCTTAAGCCTTCTTATTTGAGGAGGTATGTATTCCAGAGGATTGTTGTAGTAATAGAAATTCGTTAATCTTTGAAACCCAGCTATTTCGGAAGGGACAGTCGTAAGCAAATTGTTAGAAACGTCTAAATATTCTAAATGGATCAAGTTTGTTATTTCTTTCGGAAGATTTTTCAATTTATTCAAACCAACGTCCAAATAAGTCAGGTTTGTCAAGTCTCCTATTTCTGGAGGTAAAAAAGTTAAACCGTTCATCCCTACTTCCAACTCTTTCAAGTCGAGATTTTTGATGGAAGGTGATAAAACTCCTACAGGGTTGTTGAACAAACAAAGTCTGGTTAAGTTTTTCAAATTGAAAAGTTGTTCTGGAATCTTTTCCACTTTGTTACATGAGATGGAGAAGTTTTGAAGATGTTCCAAAACCTCTATTTCTGAGGGTAGAGAAGTTATAGAATTTCCGGCCACGGATAGATGTCTCAGTTTTTTAAAATCCAAAACACTGACTGGAAAAGTCGATAACCCCACGTTGAAAATACTGATCTGGACCAAATCTTCATCTTCAAAAGTGTAAATGGAAGCCACATCTATCAACCACATTTTTTGAAATTGAATAAAACGATATAATTATTCAATTAAAGAGACCAATTTCTTAAAAAACAAAAATGGACCAACAAGGAATCCAATACTTCCATGATAAAGATAAGAATGATTCTTATAAAGGTGCGGGAAAGTCAACTTCCTGTCTATCAGAATAGCGATTGTCATACCAGCTCCGAAAAAACCAGTCGAAGCCAAAAACAAACCAATCAAGTAAAAGAGGAGCATTAAAAATGAAATAGAAAGAATAAAAAATTCAAAAATTGAAAATTAAATAAACATCTGTGTTTAATTTGACACTATTTTGCATAGTGATACGACCTCAACTCCTTCTTTCAGTTTTGGAAAAACTGCTCCTACTTTTTCATTCTCGTAGACAATTAATAAACGCCTTTATTAATTAAAACATTCCTTACCACTAACTAAAAGATATGTCGATAGATTTATGTTTAAACATACCAATAACAAACTCAACCCCACAAGTAGTTTTAGATGAACTTTCTTCTATTGGAAAAAATCAAACGGTTTCAGATCCACCAAAAGCAGAAGATTTACCTTTTATTGTAAGATTTGTAAATCCTTCTGTCTCTTGGACTAAAAAACCTTTGCTTGAAGCTTTTAACAATTTAATCAAATATCAAAAACTCCAACCGATTCCAAATTTGGATAATGTTGGGAACCCCACACCCAAAAATCCACTGGCACTTCCGAGTAGAATCCTCTACGGACTTTGTGTACAAAACAAAATTCAAACTTTTAGAGAAACGACTGCGTATCAAATGAAAGATGGATTGGAATTTTTGAAGAATGGAAAAGTGGATCTGGTGAAAGCTGCTATAACAGCTTCTCTGAATAACGATCTATCTTCTATGATAGATTTGTTTATGTATTCACAAACAAAATCTCCATTGAAAGAAGAAAGGGTCACAACCAGTGATATTTATAATGCTTCTGAAGAAGTCGTTGATTTATCCACGAGACAACCCACTTCCGCCTCTCAGGCGGTTTATCTGGCCGCTAAGAATTACAAAACTGATATATCCCGATCAAAATATCCTCAAATGGAATATATAAGATTGAAATATAACGACTTTTACATACCTTATGATCCAGATTTACATCAAATTTGGTCTAAGAATAGTAGAGTCCTTAACCTGAAAACTTACTTTAACCCGTATTTTCCAGAAACCGTTTATGACAGAGAAGATCTCAATTATCTGGCTCTTCAAGAAGGTTATAACCCTCAAGAAGAAATGAGTTACTACAACTTTTTACAAGAGTCAAGTCTATTGAAAACGTTTGTTCATGGACTACAATTAACGACACTTAATGATCTAACTCCGATATCAAGAGATTCAGTAAGTGTTTTGGATTCAAATGATGTTTTGTCGTTTGGAACAGTCTCTGACGGTTATACGGTTGTATCCTATACAGAGCTTATCGACTATTTGGAGTATAAGAAACAGTTGGTGAATCCTTTGGAATCTGGAGAACCTCCTTTGAGTTCTGGAGAAATAAATAAGTTAAAAGTGTTTGGAAATGTCTATTGTCATAGAAATTTAACAAAAATTATAAAAAGTATTGAAGAAAATGAGAACGAATACAAGTATAAAGGTGGAGAACTCAGAGAACTTTACATGAACGTGGAAGACGAAGAGAAAGAGAAAATTGTCTTCGCTCTTAAGTCATTATTGGATTTAGGATTTTATATGAGGGGTTGGGACGGTAAAAAAGATCTTCCCTTGTCGGAAGCTCCCGTAGAAAATCAGAATGAAGTAGATATATGTGTCACCCAAGCTACCAACAGTTTCCATGTGGCTTTGTTATCATTGGAAGAAACTTCCAGAAGAAAGATATTGGATTTACCTTTACAAAAGTATGGAAATGGACGATTTATTTATAACTCGGATGAATCTCAAGGAATCTCTATTGAAAAAAGATTGGAAATACTAAAAGACAACGAAAGATTGGAAGCTTGTATAAGACTGACTTCCAACTGGTTCCTGACAACCGCTTTTTTCTATTTATCTGCTTTAGGTTTCACTCCAGCTTGGGATATCAATCAGATGGTTTCGGTCTCTTAGGTATAGAGAAGTTTCTCCATCGGGGATGGTAGGGATTCTCAGAACAAAGCAAAACCAACAATATTTACTTTCCAACCAACTTCTTTGGATTTTAACAAGGTTGAAAAGGCTTTCATAACTGTGTCTTCCGTCAAACTCAGGGATGGCTATATCGGTTAGTTCGTAGTTTTTAACTGTCTCAACCATAAATTGTTTCAGAAAAGTGTAGCAATACTCATAAGCTTCATTCTCAATTAGGAAGACTTTAGTATGACCTCTCTGAATGGCTTCACCTACCAACTCTGGAAAAAGAGTCTTCCCAAATGAAGCTAAGTAAAACATTTTGAAATTTTATTTAAAAGTTAATAAAATTTCAATGACTTTGTATCAAATTCTTCTCTCCGATTTTTCATGGCATCTTCTTTCAACTATAGGAGCCATACTCGTAGCTGTCGAGTGTATGAAACAGTTTTATAATCCCATCGTCAAGAAGCTTTGGTTGTTGGAATCGAGGATTAATAGTTGTAATGAATTGGTTGTAGCCAACCGTTCATTGGAGATAAAGGTTAAAAATTTAGAGACTATTTTGAAGTTTGAGGTGGATAGACTCTCTGATAGACTGAGAAATTGTGAAGTCAAACAAGAAATAGCCATGCTGAAGCTCATAACATCCATTGTCAACAGTGATTACTCCTCTTATGTTAGTTATGAGAACGGAGTTAGGAGTATCCACTTGTAAAAATGATTTTTAAATAGAACGGCTTTCTATTTAAAATGTTCGAAACCCCAGAGAAAGTTATCGAATATCTGAAGGATTGGTGTCTTGAGAAGCAGATACATGATTTTGACCGTTATATGAAAGTGTATAAACATGGCGTTAAGGCTTTACGAGCTACCTCTTATTCTGAAGATGTGAAAATTTCTATCCTTCTGGCTTGTCTTCTTTACGACGTGGACATAAAACAAGAGTTTGTCAATGTCAGAGAGATTCTTTCAAACTGTTTTTGTATGCAACATGAAGACCTCGTCGTTGAAATGATTTCCATATCTAAAAACGACAACTCTTCCGAAAAATCTCCTTGGAAATATATCCCCAGAGATTGTGATAGATTGGAGACTATTGGAGAAGAGGGAATTGCCCGTTGCGAACAGTATGCTCTGAGAATTGGAAATCCTCTTCACACAGAAACTACACCTCTTCCAACAACCATGGCCGAATTGGAAGAGGTGATAAATTATTGCCCTGTGGAGGTTGATGGAAACTCCAAGTCTATGTTGGACCACTTCTACGACAAACTTCTCCATTTAGGATATGTTGCTTCTGAAAACAAATACATCGTGGCCGAAAATCATATCAGGATGACGTTCATAAAGAACTGGCTTCTGAATGTGAACAAAGTGATCAAACTCATAAAAAAATTTGAAAGTTAAATAAACCATCTTTTGATAGTCAATGATTTTTCACGGTTATACTGTCCATCACATCGCGGCGCCAAAATACTACTTTTATTACAGATTCAGTGTTCATTTTCTATTAAACTGTCCTTCCGATACAGAGTTTGCCTTTGTTAGATACACTGTTGACGGTTGGAAAAATTACAAAGACGTGTATGCTGAAAAAGGAAACAAGTTTTGGATCATAAAAGTTCCACTTGGAGATGAAGATGGACCTATGTTCGATCACATTGATGGTCTAATAATGGAATTCGCTTTTTGCATTCAACCAAAAGAAGGATTTGCCTTCTGGGATAACAACGAAAGCAAGAACTATCTATTGTACGATTTGGATTATATGAGAAAAGCTTTGCCTGAAAAATGTTTGGGCGACTTTGATGAAACTGACGGTGATGTGAATGATGAAGGTTTTAATGAAGAATATACCATTCTTAATGAAGAAGAAACTAAAGAAATGAATGAGTGGCTGGCGAATGCTTCTCGTCGGTATCTTGACAGTTTGAAAAAAATTGAAAATTAAATAAACCTTAAGGATAATAAAAATGGGTTTTCACGACTACAACGTTATCAATCGACAGGTCATACAATTTTTTCTGGAATGTCCTTCCGATACAAATTGTGCCTTTATTAGATACACAACAGATGGTTGGAAAACACAAAGAAATATTTGTGCTGAATCGTATAGATATTGGGTTATACCGATGAGTATTGACGAGGTTGAAACCAGTGAAAAATTTGAGTTTGCTTTTTGTGTGAAAACGAGCAGCGGTGAAATTTGGGATAACAACGATGGGAAGAACTATATTCTTTACGGAAATGGGGTTCTGGGTTTACCTGAGAAATTTTTGGGATACTTTGATGATAGCGATGAAGATGAAGATTTTGAAAGGTACTGTTATGTATGGAGTGGTGCAGGTGAGCATGATGGTGAGCACGATTAATTTACATTTTATGTAAATTATAACATATTTCGAAAAGATTGGCTTCCTTGAACTCCCACATCCAATTATCTTTACAAGTGTTTCTGTTCAAAGCCCAATAAACTATAGAGGCGACAAAAGCTCCAATAAATGGACCTACGAAGTATATCCAAACGGTTGGGAGATTTCCTGTGAAGATGGCCGGAGCCAGACTTCTCCAAGAGTTTGCTGAACCACCTGTAAGTGGATACCCGACCATAACGGCCAAAAATAACCCAGCACCGATGATAAGTCCTGAAACGGTTGAAAGAGAACTGTTGTTCACCACATATAGGACAGTTGTTATGAATATGAAAGTGATAACAGCCTCTACGACCACCGCTTTCCAAGGGAATGTATTTGTGAAAGAACCAACAGAGGCTCCAAGACCAGTTTCAGCGCCAAGAAGATAGTTAAGAATGGTAGCTGCCAGTAAAGCACCACTGAGTTGGAAGATCCAATAAAGTATCATCTTTACAACGGAAATGTTTCCAGTCAAAGCCAAAGAGAAAGAAACCTGTGGGTTGAAATGGGATCCAGAAGCTGGTCCAAAGGCATAAACCATTAGGAGTAGAACTACACCAAAGGCTAATCCTGTCGCGACCTGTCCCGAGTTTGTAGCGGCTGTTAGACAGCCAAAGAATACCAAAAGAAAAGTTCCCAAAAACTCTGCGAATAACGGTAGCCACATATTTTTATATAGCATTTATTATTTATGTAGCTCTGACAAGAGAAGAACCTGTAACGATACGATAAATTCTTGTAGCTCTGTTAAATAGTTGAACTTGTGTTATAAAGAATACGATACTAAACATATTCATACCGATAAAAGCAGAAGCGTTTCTTCCAAACAAATCCAAATAGGCCAAATCGAGCATAGCAAGAATAATACTGTCGACTATCAACTGTAATAAAAACCAGCCAATACTGTGCCAAAGTGGTTCTGAAAAGTATAAATCAGGAAACATGAAACTTATAAAAAATCCCAACAAAGCACCTAATACTATGAATATAGTACATTCTATGACCACAGTTGTCAAATGCTCGACTGGGTGTTTCCTCAAATGAGGAGGTGTTGTTTCCATAATATCTTTTATTATTACCAATAATAAAAATTTCTAAAACGGCAGTTCCATGTAATACGTGTTTTCAACGAAAAACTGTTTGGCTGAAAAAGGTTTGATGACCAATCCAGAAGGCCATTCTATTCTATAGTATCCAGTGAATGGATCGTATTTATATCTGAAGCCAAACCTCTTTCTGTAGGCGAAATATTGGGGTAAATCTGAAACGACTCTGTTTGAAGGTGTTCTAACTGAATAAAAAGCTTCTGAATTTATCAGAGATTCTATTAGTAGAGCATCATAAAGATGATCACTCCCGATGACGCTTTTTTGAGAGAAATATTCCAACATCTCTTGCAACTCTCCTGTTAGTTTTGTTTTGTCTAAAAGAAAAAGTAGAGGACTTCCATCACCAAGCTTTCCAAGGACCATTACAGTTGTTAACATATCTATTTTATGAAAAAGGTTTTTTATTTTTCAATTGTATGGAGTTTAACCCTTGATTGGAATCAAACCAACTAAATACAGTCTAAAATACAAATCCTTCTTTTGTAACCCTTCCCAAACAGTTCCAGCTTTCTGAGCCATTTCCTGAAGAGCAGCAAATTTGATTTCATTAGGACCAACTATCTCGTCTAAACTGGGTCTACTTCTGTTTCTAAGAGCCTTAGCTTTTTGGAAAATAGGTATAAAAGTAGATGCCTTATCTTGCCCCGTAATCAATCTGTCGATAACATAAACAAGAGAGGAAGAAAGTTCTGTATTTATCCATACTTCAGGTCTTTTGAAATCTATATTGGTAGAGCCAAACGGACCTTGCATAGAGACTGCTGGGTAGGGAGGTTCGTTATTAGCAATTCTAAAAGCCACATTTCCAAGGGCGTAAGCATCATTTCTGAACAACATATCTCTGGTTATCTGTTTGTCATATTGGAAAGCATTAGTCAACTCTTGTGAGAAATAGGAGGGAGTTCCCGAAAAAGTAGAACAATCTTCACTACAAGAAAGACCAAAGTCCAACAAAGTGAAAATATTAGTGGCTGGATTGTAGACGATGTTGGCCAATTTTATATCTCGATGAACCACATTTCTATTTTCGAGAACAACCAACACTTGCAACATTTGTTCCAACAGGGACCACAGTAAATCTTCCACTGGAGGATCGTAATCAAACTCTTCTAAATTGTACCCTACTGCATAACTAAAGAACAAATAAGTCTTACCATCCTCTATTATCTTTTCTTTGAAACAAAGTATATGGGGGCTACAAATATCACCCAACTTTTTCAAAATGTTTATCTCCGCATCAAGTCTTGGTGAAACTTTGTTGTAAACTTTCATTGTTAAAAAATCAGAAGTTCTTAGATCGGAAACCAAATAAACCTTCCCTTGAGCCCCTTCTCCGAGAAGAGACTCTATCCTGTAGTTTTCCATCTTTTATTTAAAGGAAATAAAAGAAAAGAGTTGTTTAAACCCTTCTAACCTTTTTTGGTGGTATAAGGTTCATCAGGAACAATCTATCGTAAAGTTCCTTTTTAGTCAGACCCCTGTAAACAACCTGAAAATCTTTAGCTTGTCTGATAAGCATAGTCTCGTCAACTTCATCCATTCTCAGAACCAAATCATGTCTTGGTTTTCCTCTTTTTTCTTTGGCTCTTTCAAAGGTAGGTCTTAAGGTGGAAGCTTTCTCTTTCCCTGTCAAAATATGATCGATTATGTAAATAAGAGAATAGGATAGATGAGATAGAAAAGAGACCCAGTTTTCAGGTTTGAAAAAGTCGTTGAGACCACTGGGACTATCGTCTCTGTCTTGGAAAGGAGGTTTCAAGTTGGCTATCTCAAAACACGAAACTCCAACAGCAAATAGATCACTTTTCTGATACATCTCCAACGTTATATCATCGTTGGTGAAAGCGGCAGTAACCACTTCCTCTGAAATATACATTGGTGAGCCAACGAGCTTATTAGCATCTTCATACGCTGACAACCCGAAATCTATTAAAGTGAATGTTTTGGTAGCTGGGTTATAGATGATATTGGCAGATTTTACATCCCTGTGAGCTATTTTTCTCTTTTCCAAAATTTCCAACGCGTGAATCATTTGGTCGAGAAGATCCCACAGATAGTCTTCTAAATCCAAGTTCTTTACTTGATATTCTTCAAGGTTATAACCTACTATGTAGTCGTATAAAACACAAAGAGTCCTCGTAGGTTCGTCGTAAATTCTTTCTTTGAAACAACTGATGTTGGGAGAACAGACGTCTTTCAATCTTTCCAGATTGCTACTTTCAATATCCTTTTTATTACCAACGCCTTCCATTTTCTTCATGGAGTAAAATTTACCGGTAGTCAAATCTGATACCAAAGCCACAGAACCCTGTTTACCTTGGCCTAAGATTTTCTCAACTCGGTATTTCTCCATATCTTTTATTATATTTTAGAAATAAATTTATCAGTTTTAACTGATAAATTACCAATAAATATACACCAAGTATATAACCCTGTGTTTTCTTTGAACGTAAAGATGATTTCTTCCCGTCAGAATGCGAAGATGTTTCTGAATAGTCCAACAAGGTGGATGGTCTGTAAAAGTTATGACTTTTATTTCACCATGTTTCTGTGCGAAAGAATCCCATCTGTTTCCAAGTTTTTGGTGAATCCAATGTACAGCTTCTTTTTCCAAATCATTCATTCATTTTAGAAGAGGTTTATTTTTACCAACTGTCTTTTTCGCTGTAGTCTACTGTTTGAGGTTTCTTGGGCTTTGTGGTCATAACAAAAGTTCCTAAAATCGTGACCATGGAAACGATCCCAAGACTTAGACCGTGGGTAAACCCTTTCTGGTAAAAGATGTTTTCAAACATGTTCAATAATAAGAACACGTTTATTAAATTTTCAAATATGAAATTGAAAATAGTTTGAAAAATATAATCTAACTAAACGATGACCAAAATTACCAATAATCAATTCAATCATGTTGTATGTGCAATTGTATTATCTACCACGACAGCATTATTAGCTCATTTTGTATTGACTAAATTGAAGTCGGACATTATCTTTGGTGCATACTTTCTAAGTTTCTTAATCGGTACAATGTTTGGACATGGGTATATGATTAAAGTTTGATAACGTGAAATCTTTTTGGTGGATAAACTTTCAAGAGAGTAGCATAAGACAAAATCACAATCGCTCCGTAAACAGCCTTCATTGATTTATTACGTCCGCTGAAAGGTCTCTCATCAAACAAAAGAGGTAATAAGTTTTCGTAAATCTGGAAAGCGTCCATAAGTAATTTAATAAACTTGGTTCATTAAACTTTCATTTTCCTGAAGAACTTCTTGTTTTTTAGAAATCCTCATTTAGCTTAAACGTGTGGTTATCTTTAGACATTACGTTGGCCTTCTGATACTCGGCAACTTTTTTCTCAAAAAAGTTTGTCTTGTTCTCCATCGAAATCAAATCCATGAAATCGAACGGGTTGCTAACTGCGTAAATTTTTGGCGAACCAAGAGATTCTAACAGTCTATCAGCTACATATTCTATATAAATTTTCATAGAGTCAGCATTCATTCCAATTAAACGAACTGGCAAGGCGTCAGAAACGAACTCTTGTTCAATTTCGACCGCCTGTTTGACGATAGTTTGGATGGTTTCAATAGTTGGTTTGTCGACGATATATTTTAGAAGAAGCGCGGCAAAATTGCAATGAAGTTGTTCGTCTCGAGAAATGAGTTCGTTAGAGAAACAAAGCCCTGGCATCAAACCACGTTTCTTGAGCCAAAAAATGGCACAGAAACTTCCGGAGAAAAAGATACCCTCAACACAAGCGAAAGCCACAAGTCTTTCGGCAAAAGAAGTGTTCTTCTCTTCGAGCCACTTCAAAGCCCACTCTGCCTTTTTCTGAACACATGGAATGGTCTCAATGGCGTCAAAAAGGTGTTCTTTTTCCCTGGTATCTTTGATATAAGTGTCAATCAGAAGAGAATACATTAAGGAATGAACTTGTTCTATCATTATTTGGAACCCGTAAAAAAATCTCGCCTCTGGGACTTGGACTGTTGAATAGAAATTCACAGCCAAGTTTTCATTCACTATACCATCAGAAGCAGCAAAGAAGGCAAGAACTTGTGAAATGAAAAATCGTTCGTCGTCGGTCAGCGAATCCCAATCCTTTTGGTCGTTTGTTAGATCCACTTCTCCTGTTGTCCAAAAACTGGCTTCTGCCTTCTTATACATTTCCCAGATTTCGTCATATTTGATGGGCATGATTACAAACCGGTTTTTGTTGGGTTTCAGAAGCGGCTCAGAGGACATTTTATTAAGAAGATTTTTCGAATAAAAATTTCAGTTGGTCCAGTTTGTCCAGTCGGTCCAGTCGGTCCAGTCGGTCCCGTATTTCTTTTCATATTATTCCGGTAGATCCAGTATATCCTGTTGGTCCTGTTATTCCAGTTGGTCCTGTTTCACTGCATTTGAAATTTTTATTCCAAATATTTTCAACAAAATGTCTTCGTATCCATTCGAGATTAAAATTGTCATCGATAATCTCAAAGACCCTGTGTCTCTTGGTCTGATGGAATATCTACAATCGAACAATATCAAATATAGAATCGACTCTGAGGACCCTCATAGCAGCATCAACTATCTCAAACAAATCCAAATGAATCTAAAAAACGAAAATGTTATGAAAATTGTTGAAAACGAAGACAAAGTTTACGCTCAGGAACAGCAACTTTATTTAGAACAGTTAGACCGAATCTATAAGAAAATGGGTAGAGAAAGCCCCTAAAACAAGTTGCCTCTCTTACTAAAATGGATACTGTTCCTCCACCTGTTCGTATGACTGCTGAAGATATTAATCTTCAACTTGAGACGGTGAGAACTACTTGTGGGTATTTCTTTGATATGGTTACAGAGCTACTACCACCAGATGCTTATTTCGTTATTAACGGAGAGAAAAAGACTCGTAAGGAGATACAGGCAACCAAGCGGGCCGTAGATAAGCAAATAAAGAAGACAGAAAAACACATCCTGAAAAACGTTCGTCGTCGTAAGGGTGTTCGTATTAATGGGGAGCCGAGAAAGCCTTCCGTATTCAGTAAGCCCAAATACTATCAGAAAGAGCTGATTGCTTTTATTCTTTCTGCTAAACTTGGAAACGTTGATCCTGAGAATCCAAATTCTCAACCTCTGAACGACTATCTCAAAACATCCATTATTGGAACTGAAGGTGTAGCCTCCAATACTATCTTTTCTATTCTCTTTCCCCTTTGGATTAGTGTTAATGTTCTGAAGAATAAGAACAACGGGCGTCAGATTGATATTCCATTAACTGTTTTCCAAAAGCAGCTCAAAAACGCTTACACTTCTTTGAAAGACAAAATGAACTTTTCCAATTTTCAATGGTTTGACATTGGTAAAGTAGTTCGTTCCGAAATTATCTCTGTAGAATCTCTGGACGACAAACAAAAAGCGTTTTTGACAAATGAAGATACCGTTAAGGCTGTTCTGGAAGTAGAAAAATTCATTAGAGAAGTCAAGTCCAAACATGATGAGAAAATCAAAAATGTAGGAGAGACTCCACTACCAACAGTAGTAGTTCCACCAACACCCGTAGTAGCCCCTATCGCTAAACGAAACGTCAAGTCTCCCAAAAACTAATTTGTTAAACACTAACAAATTAAAAAGCCAACTCGTGGATCGACATCAATCGACTCTTCAGTTTCGCGACTTCTTCTTTCAGTTGAGAGATGATGACTTCTTGTGATTCCACTTTTTCAGCGAGTTGCTGTTTCTTCAGAATCTCCCCAATGCAGCTTGTATATCCTTAAGTCTTTCAGCGAGCTCAGGAAAGTCCCTGTACTCAAAAATAAAATCGTTGAGGCTGGTCTTGGCTCGAGTCAAACACCTCAGAGTAAGTTCTTTTTCAAAACAACGGTTTTCATACTCAATCGGCTCTCAAATTAAACAAAGTAATTTATTTAATTTTCAATTTTAGACGTCTTTTGGAGTCATAATCATTGGAACTTGTCCGACACTTTGACCCGGAGCCAAAAACACCAATTTGTTATTGGAACTTCCAACCACAGATTTATAAGCGTTGATACCCGAGTTGTTGAGGAGGTATTGGGTGGCTGAGAGGACATCTCCACCAAAAGCCTTTTGGACTTCTTTTATTTGATTGGATATAGCTTCGGTTTCCTTGGCCACTTGATAGTATTTGGCGTCTGCTGAGTTTTTCACAGCCTGAAGATCTCCTTCTGATTTTAGAATAGCAGCTGTTTTCTCAGCAGTAGCAACATTGACAGCTGCTTCGCTTTTTAGAACTTGCTCACGTCGAAGTCGCTCAGCTTCAATCTGTTTCTCCATAACGCGTTTGACTTCATCGTTAGAAGGGTCAAGTCGTTGGATTTCGATCGAGTCGCAACGAACACCATATTCTTTTGTGACTTCATTCAGTTGAGCGAAAACTAAAGATTGAACTTGGTCTCGACGAGAGTTGATGTCGTCATAGTTGAGACCACCCAAAACGCTACGAAGACCTGATTCCGCTTGAATTTTGACAGCAGTATAAACATTCACAGCCTTGAAACGGGCTTTTTGGGTATCAACAATTGTAAAGAACACATTCACGTCTCCAATAAGAGGGGCTCCATCCTTAGAATAACAAGTTACACCACTAACAGGAGTTTGTTGTTGAGAAATTTTGAAAGTTCGAAGATCGTGAACAAATGGGATATTCAGACGGATGCCATTTTCCAATGTCTTTGGAAACATACCAAGAAAAGTGCGTTGAGCCTGTTCATCGGGTTGGACAATTTTGAAGAAGTTTCTACGTGAGGACACGTTGGCAACAGGGACACGTCTGATGGAAGAACGAAGACTAAACATTTTTTATTTGAAATTTTTCAAATAAAATTTTCAATTATTCCCTGTTGGTTCAATTTTATCCCAACAGCTCCATCTTCAGTAGTTCCATCTTTTTTAGATACTTTACCATAGAACTCCCTCATCTTCCTCTTCATCCCACCAACGAACCCCTTCATCGTAAGGTTCTGGGCTTGCTCTGGCAGAGGTGGGTGTGTTTAGTCTTTCTCGTCGAACAGGTCGGCGTGAAATTCTTTCTACGGGAGAATACTTGGGGTATTCTCGGCGGTATGACATTATTGGGGAGGGTATAGTCTCCTCCAATGTTTTCGCAAGAGCTGTTTCAGCAAGATTCGCCAAAAAGGATTGATGGTGAATGGAAGCCCAAACGACTGACATGATAAGTAGAACCGAAGCCAATAGTAGCAAAATACCAGCTGATAAGGTTATGGTGAAAGAAGATTGAGTCTTGGTATTCACCGCCGTTAGGACCATCAATACACCAGCAGGTATAGTAAATAGCATAGCCCATACAAGCATCCATTTAACAGCACCATATAGACCTCTGAAAAGGACAACAAATGTTATAAGAATCAAAAATGTTGATACTGTCGTAAAAGCTAAAGAGATAGTCGTGTAAAGGGACGAGTCGCTTCCTTTCAGATTAACAAATGCTATTGCTGTGAGAACTAGACCAGCAACAAGTAGTATAAATGGAAATATGGGAGCCGACGCCAGCATATGTTTTAATTACGGGTTTTTAAAAGAAGAAATTAAGTTTTCAATCTCTTCCTGCGAGAATAAACGAGTAGTTTTTCTTGAAGAAGAGATTAAGTTTTCAATACCCTGCTTTGTATACAAACAAGATTTTTGTGAATAGGTTTCGTCTTTGAATATGAAACGGACAGCGATCAAACCAATAACTGGTAATAAGAAAAAAATCGCGAAAAAGTTCCAAGACATTTTATTTAGTTCATTTAGTTTGTTTAAGGTCATTAGAACAATAATAAAATTTTATTTTGTTTATTATCTCAAAAGATATGAGTGATTTGAAAAGTTTGAGACCTTGTGCCCCAAGTCCTAAAGGTAGCCGTCTGAGAACAGCAACCCCTCCAACTGTTGGTTGGTTTTCTACGTGGAACCCTGTGACAGTTTTATGGGTTGGAATTCTTTTTTGGTTCCTTATCATTGGTGCGATTGTAGGAGTAATTTTGGGTTTCACACGTCCTCCAATTGTTCAAAAACAAACATCTACAGGAGACCCTTCAGGTGAAGCCGATATTCTGAAATGTTTCTGGGGTGCCTTGATTTTGGGATTAATAGCCGCTGTTATCTACGCATTTGTCAAAGGACGACAACTAAGAGGAATTCGTTCAGTTTAAATAAATTTATTATTCATTATATTAAAATGAATAATGAACCTTATAACCCCAAAGTAGCTAAAGATATAATAACATTACTTTTAATCCTTTACAACCAGATTGATGGATCTGGTGGAGACACAACGAAAAAAGCTTTGAAGTCTCCAATAAGCAAAGCGGAATTGGTGGATAGTTGTTCGATTAAAGGCGTCATATCTGGAGCCTTATGGAAATGGAAAGGGAAAAATTATTGTATTTTTAGAGGAAGTTTAAGTGCTTATGAATATTTCCACAGTTTCAGACATCATCAAACAGATTTATTTGTGAAAGATAGAGATGTAAAAGTCCATCAAGGTTTTTGGAAACTTTTTTCAGGTATTGACGATTTTGTTTCGCGTCTTCCCGATGATGTTATAATAGGAGGTCACAGTTTAGGAGGAGCTCTGGCTCATTTGACAGCTTTCTACCTTTCATTAAATAAAAAGCGTTGTTCTTGTTATACTTTTGGAACACCGAGAATTGGCAACAAAGAGTTTTGCGATTTGTATGATTCCATCGTTCCATGTTCTTATAGAATTGTGAATACTGAAGATACTCTGGCTTGGTTGCCATTAGTTTTTCAACCTCTTGCTAAAGGTCCTTTGATTTACAGCAACGTAAAAGGAACCAAAGTTTTCACAGTCAACAAAGTTTCAAGTTGTCATAATGTCAGAGCTGCCACGACAGCAAATCATTCTTCAGAACTTTATTATGAAGCCACAGTTAAATTGATAAGTTAATTATTTTTATCACTTTCTTTCTTGAAACTTTTTGGAAGAATGAAAGATACAGAAGAAGCAAAAGAACAAGATTTTTGATAAATTTTATCGCTGTAGAAGATTGTCTACCGAATGGAGGATTTCCTACTATATGAACTTTTTGTGTGAAATCAGTCTCCAAGGTTAAGAAATCTTTCTTTTTTATTTCAAAGTTTTCCGGTTCTATATCATAAAAAATCCAACGGTCAGATAACTTTTTGATCTCTGGAATAAAGGATCCATTTCCGGCGCTGGGCTCTATTATCAAATCTTCTTTATTTACAATCAAATAAGATTTTAAAAATTCAATACAAATTTTTACAACTTCAGGTTTTGTGTAAAACTTATCAACGGTATTTCTTCGTAAACCAGATGTTTGTTTCTTCATTTTTCTTAACTACTTTTTTAATTATTTTTCATTTACTCTTTAAACTTTTCAAATCACCATTTGAAAAGACCATGACAAACAAGGCCAGATTCGACCTTTCCACTCTTACCAAATTTCAGGAAGAACTTCACAGAGTAGAAGAAGGAGAACTAATCAACTCTACTTTTGCTGATGTTTTTCAACCTTCCTGTTTAAACTCTTCCAATCGAATCATGTTCAAACGAAACAACTCTGGTGGTGATAAAGTAGATTACACTATCGAGGATGATATTGATTATATAGTTCATTGCTGGCTTGCTGCTAAATTTCCTTCTTGCTCTGTTAAGGAGCAATACAAAGAAGAAATACAGATAGCTGTTCCAAACTTTCTCGGGATTCAACTTTTTTCATCGGCCTGTTTGAGACATGATTCTACCGTTATCAACACAATTCAACCTGAGTCTTTTTATATGTTTTTGAAGTATATCGTAAGGAAAGATAATCTTCCCGAAATATTGAAATTAATGGGGTATGGTCCTTTTTCGGGAATTGTTGCACAGATTCTTAGTCAAGCTCCTAACCTGATAGATTTTTTAAACTCTTTAGATAGTATTCCAGATATGACTGTTTGGGGAACTCACATCGCTGAAAAAGAAATCAATGTGTTGGTGCCTTTTTATTACACTTGGCATTTCTCTTTGGCGTATCCATTCTTTTTACATAAAGATAAGACAAAGTTGGTCCATCGTTTTACCATGCAAACTATCGATAAGCTAATTCGTATGCGTCAAAAAGTAGATGAAGTTTGGAAACTAATACCCTTCGACGGAAGTTTCTTAGATTACACCGCTTTACCAACTCCAGAACTATTCGGAAGAATTAGCACTTGTGAGAAAGACGAATTACATTCAAATAAATGCGATGAAGTTATCCGCCGATTTTACGATGATTTTATCGTTATTAATGCTGAATCTGGTGCTCTTCATGGAACTAAAGCCTCTATCAATTTAACAAGCGAGTGTCCTTGTAAATTGATGGCGTATTACGCAACCGACACAAACTACTCAGATTACAATAACTACGCCAACTTCACAACCAATCCAGAAAACCCATGTTTTGGAGAAACTCCTATTGAGTCATTCACATTGAAATATGGTGCTGATGTCCTACGCCTTTCCGAAACAACACCTGCTCAGTGTCAGGCCGAAAGTCTTCAAATCATCCGTTCTAATTTTTTGACAGAGGGTATGGGAGTGATTTGTTTTGACAATGCTCCCCATTTTATATCTGCTTGTTCTGGTGTAGTTTTTAATGGTAAAAATGCCGTTTTTGCTGCGAAAATGAAAAAAGAAAGTGAAGATAGTAAACGCAACTACCTTTTATCTGTCATTTTATTGGTTACAAAGAAGATTGTTTTCACCCAATCGGAAAATGACCCTAATGATTATGTCGTCACTGTTGAGCCAAATTTAAACAAGTAAATAAGTTATTTCTTAAAACAAATAACTTATTGATATTTACGATTAAATTTATCGTTTTCAATTAAAAAAGATAATGTCTCAAAGGATTTTATATTCAAAATGTCCTCCAATACCAAATCCTTTTCCTAACAGAGGAGGGATTGGCCCAACCGGCCCAACTGGTCTTCCGGGAACAGCCACTAATACAGGAGCGACAGGTAACACAGGACCCACTGGTAATACTGGTCCCACAGGACCGACAGGTGTTCCTGGTTCTGCTGTCAACACTGGAGCTACTGGAAACACAGGACCCACTGGTAATACTGGTCCGACAGGTATCCCTGGTTCTGCTGTCAATACTGGAGCTACAGGTAACACTGGTCCCACAGGATATACTGGAAATACAGGGCCAACTGGAAATACAGGGCCAACTGGAAATACAGGTTCGACTGGAAATACAGGACCAACTGGTATTCCTGGTTCAGCTGTGAATACTGGAGCCACGGGTCCCACCGGATATACTGGTCCTACAGGAGCAGATTCAGAGACTGGTCCTACTGGATACACAGGCCCGACAGGAAGAACGGGACCCACTGGTAATACTGGTCCAACTGGTGTTCCTGGCTCAGCTGTGAATACTGGAGCTACAGGTAACACAGGCCCTACAGGTTATACTGGAAATACCGGATCTACTGGAAATACGGGTTCAACAGGGTATACCGGTCCAACTGGTAATACTGGAAATACAGGCCCTACAGGAGCCCCTTCGGTTGTAACGGGTCCGACAGGATTCACTGGAAACACTGGAAATACGGGGCCAACTGGAAATACAGGGCCAACTGGAAATACAGGGTCTACAGGCCCAACAGGTTACACTGGAAACACAGGAAATACTGGGTCTACAGGCCCAACAGGTTACACTGGGAACACAGGAAATACTGGAAATACTGGAAATACCGGTCCAACAGGAGCCTCCTCTGTGATTACTGGTCCAACTGGATATACTGGGTTCACTGGAAATACTGGAAATACAGGTCCAACCGGAAATACAGGAAATACCGGACCAACAGGACCTACAGGTTTTACTGGAAATACTGGTCCGACCGGTAATGATTCTACTGTTACAGGTCCTACTGGATATACTGGAAATACAGGAAGCACAGGTAATACTGGACCCACTGGAAATAATTCAACTGTTACTGGTCCGACAGGATACACTGGTAATACAGGAAATACAGGAAATACAGGACCTTCTGGTAGCACGGGCAATACTGGTCCAACAGGTAATGATTCTACTGTCACTGGACCCACAGGCCCTACAGGCCCTGTGTCTACTGTGACGGGTCCCACAGGTCCTACGGGACACACGGGTCAAAATTTTACTGGACCAACAGGTCCAACAGGCAATGATTCTAATGTTACAGGACCAACTGGATACACTGGAAATACAGGTAATACTGGTCCCACAGGTTATACAGGACCCTCAGGTCTAAATTCCACTGTTACTGGACCTACTGGTTATACAGGAGATTCTGGTAGCACTGGTTATACTGGACCCTCAGGTATGGATTCCACCGTCACAGGTCCCACTGGATACACAGGAAGCACAGGTTATACTGGTTATACTGGCCCAGCAGGTTACACTGGGTCAACGGGACCTGCCGGAAGCACTACAAATACTGGTGCAACAGGAACTACTGGACCCACCGGAAATACTGGAAATACAGGACCGACCGGACCAACAGGTTATACTGGAAATACAGGACCGACAGGATCAGCTTCAATAGTAACTGGACCTACCGGATACACGGGTAGCACTGGAAATACAGGATCTACTGGACCGACAGGTTATACTGGCAGCACTGGACCGACAGGATCCGATTCAACAATCACAGGACCTACTGGAAACACTGGAAATACTGGTCCGACTGGTTATACTGGTTATACCGGAAATACTGGCCCTACAGGAGCTGATTCCGCCGTTACAGGTCCTACTGGCTACACTGGAAATACAGGAAACACCGGATATACAGGTTTTACCGGACCCACAGGAGCTGATTCATTAGTTACAGGTCCCACCGGTCCAACTGGTCCCATGTCAATGGTAACAGGTCCCACCGGCCCAACTGGTCATACTGGTCAAAATTTTACAGGACCGACCGGAAATACAGGACCAACAGGAGCAGATTCAATCATCACCGGACCTACAGGTTATACGGGTAATACTGGACCTACCGGCTACACTGGAAACACTGGTTCTACAGGTGCTGATTCTTTTATCACGGGTCCCACTGGACCGACAGGTTACACTGGTAATACTGGCAACACAGGTCCCACTGGACCGACAGGTTACACTGGAAATACAGGAAACACTGGTAATACTGGCTACACTGGAAATACAGGTAATACTGGACCAACAGGAGCTGATTCTGTAGTTACAGGTCCCACAGGTTACACTGGAAATACTGGACCAACAGGATCGGCTTCAATAGTCACTGGTCCTACCGGTTATACCGGAAATACTGGATATACAGGACCCACCGGTTATACCGGAAATACCGGACCTACAGGAGCTGATTCTGTCGTTACAGGCCCTACTGGTTATACTGGTAATACTGGGTTTACAGGTCCGACGGGTTACACTGGGAATACAGGAAACACGGGTAATACAGGTTCGACAGGCCCTACCGGTAATACTGGTAATACTGGTAATACTGGTAATACTGGTAATACTGGTCCGACTGGTTACACAGGTTACACCGGTAATACTGGTCCGACTGGAGCAGATTCTATTGTCACGGGTCCCACAGGCTACACTGGTAATACAGGTCCGACTGGTCCCACCGGTTATACCGGAAATACTGGACCGACAGGAGCTGATTCTGTTGTTACAGGTCCTACAGGTTATACTGGTAATACAGGAAATACCGGCAATACAGGCCCTACTGGCCCCACCGGCTATACTGGAAATACAGGCCCAACTGGTCCCACCGGTTATACCGGTAATACTGGACCTACAGGAGCTGCATCAATAACTACTGGTCCCACAGGCTACACTGGTAATACAGGGAACACTGGTAATACAGGCCCAACTGGACCTACAGGTTATACCGGTAATACTGGACCAACAGGAGCCGATTCTGTCGTTACAGGCCCTAACGGCTATACTGGTAATACTGGAAATACTGGCTCTACCGGTCCTACTGGCCCTACGGGTTATACCGGAAATACTGGACCGACAGGAGCTGATTCTGTTGTTACAGGTCCTACAGGTTATACTGGTAATACTGGTAACACTGGAAATACAGGTCCGACTGGCCCAAGTGGAGCTGATTCTATGGTCACTGGACCTACAGGTCCCACTGGACCGGTGTCTACTATGACGGGTCCTACAGGACCTACAGGACATACAGGTCAAAATTTTACAGGACCGACTGGACCTACAGGTTATACTGGGAACACTGGACCAACAGGAGCTGATTCTGTCGTTACGGGTCCTACAGGTTATACTGGTAATACAGGAAATACTGGAAATATAGGCCCGACCGGCCCTACAGGTTACACCGGTAATACTGGATCAACAGGAGCAGCATCAATAACCACTGGACCCACTGGCTATACTGGTAATACAGGCAATACTGGAAATACAGGTCCGACTGGTCCTACCGGTTATACTGGGAACACTGGACCAACAGGAGCAGCATCAATAACCACTGGACCCACTGGCTATACTGGTAATACAGGCAATACTGGTAATACTGGTAATACAGGTCCGACTGGTTCCACAGGTTCCACAGGTAATACTGGACCGACTGGAGCAGATTCTATTGTCACGGGTCCCACAGGCTACACTGGTAATACAGGAAACACTGGAAATACAGGTCCGACCGGACCAACGGGTTACACTGGGAACACTGGTTATACTGGTTATACTGGACCTACAGGCTATACCGGTAATACTGGACCTACTGGAGCTGATTCTGTCGTTACAGGCCCTACCGGATACACTGGTTATACAGGAAACACTGGTAATACAGGACCTACAGGATCAACTGGAGCCGACTCGCTAATTACTGGCCCCACTGGTTATACTGGTTACACTGGCTTTACAGGCTATACAGGAAATACTGGACCAACAGGAGCTGACTCCATGGTCACTGGACCAACAGGCCCTACTGGACCCGTATCTACCGTGACAGGCCCAACAGGTCCAACAGGTCATACGGGTCAAAATTTTACTGGACCAACAGGCCCCACTGGACCTACAGGAGCTGATTCTGTAATTACGGGTCCTACTGGCTATACAGGTAATACAGGCCCAACCGGCCCAACCGGCCACACCGGTGATACTGGACCTACAGGAGCTGATTCTGTTGTTACAGGTCCTACAGGTTATACCGGTAATACGGGAAATACTGGAAATACAGGCCCAACTGGTCCTACCGGCTATACCGGTAATACTGGACCTACAGGAGCTGATTCTATCGTTACAGGTCCTACCGGTTATACTGGTAATACAGGAAACACCGGAAATACAGGCCCAACTGGTCCTACCGGCTATACCGGTAATACTGGACCTACAGGAGCTGATTCCGTCGTTACAGGCCCTACAGGTTATACCGGTAACACTGGACCAACAGGAGCAGCATCAATAACCACTGGACCCACTGGCTACACTGGTAATACAGGAAACACCGGAAATACAGGCCCTACCGGACCAACAGGTTATACCGGTAATACTGGACCGACTGGAGCAGCATCAATAACCACTGGACCCACTGGCTACACTGGTAATACAGGAAACACTGGAAATACAGGCCCTACCGGACCAACAGGTTACACCGGTAACACTGGTCCAACAGGAGCAGCATCAATAACCACTGGCCCTACCGGTTACACTGGTAATACAGGAAACACTGGTAATACAGGCCCTACCGGACCAACAGGTTATACCGGTAATACTGGACCGACTGGAGCAGCATCAATAACCACTGGACCCACTGGCTACACTGGTAATACAGGAAACACTGGAAATACAGGTCCGACTGGTCCCACCGGCTATACCGGTAATACTGGACCTACAGGAGCAGCATCAACAACTACTGGTCCAACTGGCTACACTGGTAATACAGGAAATACTGGAAATACGGGCCCTACCGGACCTACAGGTTACACCGGTAACACTGGACCGACTGGAGCAGCATCAATAACCACTGGACCCACTGGCTACACTGGTAATACAGGAAATACCGGAAATACAGGCCCAACTGGCCCTACAGGTTATACCGGTAATACTGGACCAACAGGAGCTAATTCTATAGTCACAGGCCCTACCGGATACACTGGTAATACAGGAAACACTGGAAACACAGGTCCAACTGGTCCTACCGGTTATACCGGTAACACTGGACCAACGGGAGCAGCATCAATAACCACTGGCCCCACCGGCTACACTGGTAATACCGGTAATACTGGAAATACAGGCCCGACTGGCCCCACTGGTTACACCGG